CTCAGCCTACTATGGTCTCAGCTAACCCGCTTTACAGCGTACCTCTAACCTATCTAGGTTGGGTATATTGGTGGGTCTTGATGGAATCGAACCATCTCGGTGATGCCATGTCACGGCATTGCCTTCCCATTTGGCTAAAGACCCATTTATAAGATTATTTATATTGGATATTTTTATATAAGTCAATGGTTCTCTCATCCAGTACTGCCCTGGATTATCTCCGTTACGAGCGGAGTGCATCGCTTGCAATGCTTTGAGAGATTGAATCCTGTTCAAACATTGGCATACGGTTTTTTACAATGTTTGTAAAATGCCATCCGTTTAAATCTTCTGGCTTGACACTTGAAGTCTTTATTAAGATAACTCGGTCAGAATAAACAAACCCAACCCAAGGAAACCCACGATTAATAATATCCTGATATGTCATAGTTTTCCTACCTTTTTAAGTCATCATAACTCCTTATGTTTATTTACTCAAAAATATATTTTTTGAAAATTGATTGTTAATTTGTACGAATATGGTTCCACAGTCCGGAACTGCCCCGGCTTCCCGAACTTACAAGGTTCGACATCATCTAGATAAATGCTTCAGTGGATTAATATGTTGCTATTTTATAGCAGCGCGTCTACGTTGTCTACCGTTTCCTTTGTTTTTATTTTTATATGTCGGTGTTAAGCTATGACAATTTGGGCATACTAGCCTTAAATTATCTGGATGATTATTGTTAGAGTTTCCGTCTATATGGTCTCCCTCTAACGTTAGCTCAGTACCATTCCATTCAAGTATTCCACATATATGGCAATGATTTCCTTTTGTTTTTTTAAGGTATTCTTTTGCCCAATCTGGAAAGTTAGTGTTCCAAGAAATATCGTTTTCTAACCATTGCTTGATTCTTGTGGCTCTTATGTGTAGTTTATGACATTGGCTATTACAATAAGTTCCAATTTTCCATCGTAAAGTTATATTGTTCTTATTACAGTACAGACAGTTCCATCTAACAAGTGAGCTATTTTTACTATGTTGATTATTATATTCTGCGCTGCATTTTCTATTACAAAATTTATTACTTTTTTTATTATATGGTAAAATATTACCGCAATTAATACATTTAGATGGAAATTTATTATATTTTATAATTTTTTTAGCATTAAGCTGTTTATGCAATTCTCTAGTTTTTTCTCCGCCAATTTTTCCAATTTGGACTTTAGATAGTTTTTGCATAAATTATTTGATCTAAAAATGGTGCCCGCGACAGGACTCGAACCTGTGTAGATTTCTCGACGGTTTACGTGTTGGACTTATGAGCTTTAGGCTCTCTGCCCCTCAAAAAGCGAACGGAGATTTTATCGTTCGCTTCCGAAGTGTTACCCACTACGGAAAAAACCGTTGCAATTGCCGCTATGCGACACGGGCGTATCTAAAAACAATATACTTTATTTATACATTAGAGTCAACATTAAATTAAATCTAATGACAAAAATTCAAATTTTAATTTATGCATTTGAAGCCCTTTATCGGCGTAGTCAAGTATAGTATTGTGCTCTATCATTTTTAATCTAGTTGGGGATAGCTTGTAGAGTGGTTCTTGCTGCATTGGATCTCGTATACCTTCTATCTGAAAATTACCTCCACAACGCATAAATTCGCTTAATGCGTGTGCAACAGTGCCATGGTCGGTCTCATACATTTCAAGAGTGATGGTTTTATCTAGCAAGCTATAAGAAACAGATTTAACTTGCCTGCAAAGTGCATCGTCATAATGTTGACGACCAGTGTAAAATTTTACCCTAAACCTATAAGCTTGCTGTGGCATCATAACCACATATTCTACTTTTGGTTGGTCTGGTGTATCTTCAACGATTTTTTCTTCGTTTATTGTCATAAAACATCCTTATTAGCTGATGTTTTATTTATCGGGTAGTTTTATACCAAAGAAAAATTACCCTACTTTATTAGAATTATTCTTACCAATGTGATATCCATCACAAAACAAACACTTATAAGAACTAAAATGCGCGCCTTTTTTCTTTTTCATTGCGTCGGCTGCACGCAAGCTTGATTCCTTAGAGTTATACATGATCTTTGGTTTACCAGAATATGCAGCAACATGGCTGTTCTTACTAAACAACCCCCATGCATTTCTAGTTATAAACCAGTTCCTGACAAAACGTACAAGAGGTCCTTGATCTTTCAAAACAAGGAATAGGTTTTTGATTTTTATTTTCATTGGAAAAATTTGGTGGACCTGCTCGGTACTGCCCCGAGTCTCCCTGCGTGCAAAGCAGGAGTGCTACCTTTTATCACTACAGGCCCCTAAACTATTTAATAACTATACAACTGTATAATATTTATGTCAACACTAAAATATCAATCTTTTAAAATTCGTATTTTAGTCATTTTCTTTCATTCTGTTAAGCTTCATTTTGGAAAGCTTCTCAGTTATTATCCACCACAAAAATGCAGAGGTTGTTACTAACCCAATTAGAAAAACAATTACAATAATAGCAATTAATAGAAACATGAATACAATTTCAAACATTACATTTGCCTTTTATCAAAATGAGAAGAAATCCATTTTATAGAGAAAAATATAAATGCCAGGAATGAAAATGTTATTCCAATAGAAACTAATATTGCTATAATACATATAAAAATGAGAGTGATATCCATTAGTGTTCAACCTTAGTACAAATGCCAAATATGTTTGATTTAGATATCCATCCGTTCAATTTACCTCTATTGTTACCAATTAAATATCTATTGTCTGACCCAACTGCCTTAATAAGATGTAGATATTGCTGCCCTTTTACCTTACATAACACAATCATACCTGGCTCTAGTTTAGAGTTTTTATTTATGGGATCAACCGTAACAAGTTGTCCGCTTTCAATTTTTCCAGTCATGCTATTACCGCGAGGACGAAACTGTACAGTTTCACCTGATCTAAGAGATTCAATATATCTACTTGCCCACGACATGTAAACGTCCTGTTACCCATAACCATCGTATAAAGCCAAATGGTATCAATATTATTGTAGGTAAAATCTGCACAAAATCATTATTAATACCAAGAAATATTAATACAAGACTTGGTATCCATGCAGCAATAATCAATAGCATGAAGAGTCCAAATCTATATGGATCTTTGATGTTATCATACCATTGGTTTATATTATGTAATTTTTCTTTTATCATCAGCTATACTTTAGTAGGAAAAATGTTTGATCTTCACTATTATCAAATTCTAATTTATACGCAAATCGCATAATTTTTGAGTCAAAATACTCTATAACAACATACTCACCTGGATATGATTCTTGCATTTCGGCATTAGCCTTCATGATGTTATCCTGGCTAGTGATACCAATTTCAGCATACCTCATGTCAACTGCATATTTCATATGTAAGGAATTAAGCAGTATTTGCCATGACGGCAATGAAGAGCTATTCATAGGTTGTAAAGTAAGTGGACTATATGGGCAAAAATAAGCCGCCGATTCAGTTTCTTCTGCACCTTTATAACCAACTAATACATTGTTGTCATTTTCATTTTTATCGTTATATATTTTCATTTTATAAGTTGCTAACCACCCCATGGCTCATGATTCACATGTATTTCTATTTCTTTGGTAATCATACCAGATGCAATTTTTTGCCTGTAATCGTAGATAAATTTATCCATATTTTTGTTTTTCTCAGGAGGATAATATAAATCATTATATTTTACTATAGTGCAAAGAGCATCTTCTAAGGCACGACGAATAATTTCTGCTTCGTAACAAATAGTTCCGCCAGGTCCTGTGATATTAACTGTGATAGGCATTGTTTTAATCCTCTCCAAATTTCTGCCAGGTCATGCCATAGAGCACATAATCTTCTCTACGGCGAAACCTTATCTCTTTTCTTAACCAAGTCCATTGATCATCCATGGGACCAATGTTGTTATCTAGCCATTTCTGAATGGCTTCTCCTTGACCCGGATTATAACTTGGATTTACCACATATGGGAAATTTTCTACTACCCAGGCTATAGCTTTGTTGATTTCTTCCTGAGTTGGAACTGTTATCTTAGGCTGGGTTTGAACCTGTGTAACTTTTGTTTCTAGATCAGCAAAGCTCATTCTTATTTTCCACTAATATAACGCCAGCCTGTTTGACCAGTTTCATATTTTTCCATAGATTTTATTGCAAGCATATATTCGTCTTTGGTACCTACTCCACGTCGATGATTTTCTATAACACCGACTGCATTATGATAATCTTCTATTTCATACTCATTACCACATGGTATTTCATATAAATCTCCGCTGTATGAGCGTATTCTTTTACATGCACCGTCGTCGCTATGACCGCAACTTGGACATTTTAGGCATGGAATAAGTTTTAAATTTTCTGCTGTGACGATATGTCCGTATCCAAATCCACGGCATACATTGCCAGGTTCATATTGGTCAGGAAGGGCAAAGCCTTTGACCATTTCTATTTTACAACGCGGACATATCATATAAAAGACCTTTTTTGGCGGAGCCGGAGGGATTTGAACCCTCGGTACATTTTTACAATGTACGGCGGTTTAGCAAACCGCTACCTTAAGCCACTCGGTCACAGCTCCATTATATTCATAATAACATCTCGTTTCCATATGGTCAACTTTTTTGTAAATTGTGACCATTTACATCTATCCAACTCAGTTTCGTATCCTTTTACTTCTAAATATCCTCCTAGTTCTTCTACATAAAAATCTGGAGTATAATGGCTTATTTTGCCTTGTAGGTTAATATACTTGAAACGTTTTTTATTACGTTTCCAATTCCATTTTGATCTGTCTAAAAATTTTGCAACAGCAAGTTCCCATGTTCCATCAACCGTGATAGCACCTGCTATTGGAGAGATATATTTTATTTTTTTACATCTACCTGCCTTTGGCATCCATCCAGATGCATATCTTTCAAGAATTCTTTTTCTTTGTTTTTCTTTAAATTCGTCTGAATGTTTTCGTTGTACTTTTTTGTGACTTATTTTTGCAGCTTCGCTTTTATTGCGGCATTTTAAAATACCTTTACGAACTGCCATTATTATGGATTTACTTGATATTCCAAATTCTTTTACAATGTCTCTTTGCGACATTCCTTTATTGTACTGTTCTTGTATATTTTCCCAATCTATATTTTTCATGCAGTATTTATCTCTAATCTACTGCATTACTTTCTATTAGAAAAAATATATAAGATGAATTTGAATTTAAAGAGATTTTAAAGTAGAAACTAGATTACCATGTTTAACGACGATTGATCTAGTGTATTAGCTAGAATTTTTGTTGCTGCTATGTTAACCTCTTAATTTTGGCTCCCGGAGTAGGAATCGAACCTACCTGATGTACAGATTAACAATCTGCTGGCCCACCTTGTGCCCGTCCGGGAATAATTACTTTTTTATAATACGTTGTTAGAAATGAATAGTCAACTGCTTTATTTTATTAATAAATTTGGAGTAGCGGGAAGGCAATTCTCCTTCATAGTCTTGCTTTGCGGGCAAGTGCATAAAACTTTTTCTGCCACCGCTACATAAATTGGAGTTCCGAGCGGCGCTTGCATCCGCGTGATTGAAATTTGCAGTTTCACCCATAACTATCTCTGGCATCGGAACATTATCTCTTATATTATATTTATATAGTTGATCTGTCAACTATTAAATAGGTCTACTACTAATGGTGATTTTATGTTCTTTACCATCTTCTAGTAGATAAATTAATAGATTATTATCTACATCGAGCTCTTCGTCGGCTCGATATTGTATATTGCAAGAATCCATAAAACTCTTAAGTTTATTTTTTGTATTAATATCCCATAGTTCAAATAATAGAACCTCTTTAACATCGTTTAATATATTTTGAATATTCATGTTTATCCTTAATTATATGTATTATTTATAAATCAAAAAATCAACTATTAAATGTCACTGGCCTTTCTAGTTTCTTTCCAGTCGCGTTCACGTTCTTGAATGTACTTGCTCGGAAAGGTCTGTCCGCCGGCTGTAACTACCTGCCAACCATCTTCCCAGACATCTTCCTTAATTCCACGGTCATTGAGCTTGGTTTCCTTGAGCTTGACATACTTTCCAACCACAGCATGATCGGTAGGAATCCAGCTTACCTGTGTGACATTACCTCGGCGTAGATGGCATTGTGTATGTGTTGGGTTCTTAGTCATGGTTATTCTCCTTAGCTGTTAAACTTTTTATCAATATTATTAATAATTTCATCGGCAACAAATGTAGGCCTGCAATCGCTTAGTCTCTGAGATTCTTCTTTAATAATATCTTTGACGTCGTCAAGTGTTTGTTTTTGAATTGTGAGGCCAACGTTGTATGCCTGCATCCATTTACCAATTTTACTCGATCGTTGACTGATCTTAAGCCACAGATCTGAAATGTCTTGAGTTGCTATCCAAACATTGCCGTCTAAAAGACACTGCGTGTTAGTTTCCATTGAAGTAGGATGGACAATGCAAGGCAGTCCTGCTGCTTCTCGTGTCTGATGAAATTCAGCTCCACAAAATGGGCATTCAATTCCTAGATATTTGTTATCATCTGAAATAAAAGATACAATCATGTTACATTTTTCAAATTAGATTATGATAGATATTATCACGTTTGTAATATTCACTAGACACATACCATTGTAACCAATCTGCAGTTTGGTGTATATATTTTCCTGCATGTTCAGTTTTCACAGGATTCTCAGGAGCTATGCTATGTAGCAGATGCAGATGTACCCAGGTTGAACCGGTACTTAGCATGTGATGAATAATATAAGAGATAATTTTATCTCCCATGCTTTCCAAATCTTTAAAATCTGGATGATCGATGATATATGACGGAGAAGACTGGTAACAAGTGTCTTTTCTTATGTTTTCAAGCTTTTGATCAATATCCTGCGATATTTTCAAATATTGATCAAACAGCTCGGGCGATGGAATAGTCATTAATATACTCTGTGTAAAAATGGAGGTCCCCGGAGGAATCGAACCTACTTTGCCTAACCATCCAATTCTTAAAAGGACTAGTTTAGAAGACTAGTATCGGAGACGGGAACCATTAATTCTTTTGTTATATTACATTACTTTACTTTATTTTACAAGCATTGTAATTGGAGGTCCCCGGAGGATTTGAACCTCTTGCCCTACCATCCAACTCTTAGGGACTGGTTCCGAAGACCAGTGTCGGAGACGGGAACCGAACTTTTTAACAATGGTGGAACGGTTAAGACGCTCGCCTGCCATTTCGTTGGCCATGATCAGAAATCAGAAAAATAATCATGTTCGCCGTTGCCGTTATGTCTGATTAACACCACCAGACATATTTAAATGACTAACAGTGATAATAAACTACTCAGTGTCAACGTCGAAGTGGTTATCCCTACGACGACGTATACGTCTCATTAGTGTTTTAAGCTTAGCTCGCATTTTACGTTGATTACCGAATCGTTCTCCAACTGTTCTAAATGCGTCTTGCATTACATGTCTAAGCCGCATGCCCGGTGTATATTCATCAAAATTTTGATGATGTGCTTGATATGCGCGTTGAGTTTTAAATGTTCTAGACATTTTATTCTCCATATAGTGGCGGATGAGTAGTTAATCGAAAACTATTCCCGGAGGAACGCACTCCTTAGCAGGGAGGCCCAAACCCTGTTTGGTCACTCATCCATAATTAATTATAATTAATAATTGGCGTATTGCAACTAGCCAACTAAATATTTTTATGAGTTATTTTATATATGTAATAGGCCCTAAAGAGCCTCCTATAAAAATAGGCATAACTGGCGATATTAATCAACGTTTGCGCAGCTTGCAAACTGGTCACAGCAGTAAACTATTTGTGCATCATCAAGAAGAAATAACCGACAGTAAAACAGCTAAATTATTTGAAGGCATCATACATAAAAATCTCAAGCATCTGCAAACACACGGTGAATGGTTTAATTTAAGCATTGAAGACGCAATAAATCATGTAAAATGGTGTATTATCCGTTATGAAAACGAACCTAATTTAAGTTATAGAAAAAGAGCCGGATTGTTGTTTAATTAAAGCGCTATACCACGTCTTGCAATTTCAGCTTGTAGTGCTTGCAGTTTATTTGGAGACCGTGCTATAGCGTTGCGTATTTCGCCAGCAACACCCTGCGGTAAGTTATTGAGAATTGCATTAATCATCTGCTCTGCTTGCACATTTTGCTGCGGTACGGCACTTTTAGTTTTTGTTTTATCGGATGTAACAGGAGTAGCAGCAGGAGTGTTGTTGCCAGACTCTTCAGATGCAAACTTTGCCCATAGATTTCTATTGGTGTTTTTCCATCCTTCTGCATTATTTTTTAGATGTGAGCTTCCTAAGCGTTGTCCTAACTCAATTAAAACATTGGGTAAGCTGTCTGTGATATCAAAGAATTTGTTATCCCTGCGGCTTAGCCACTGTTTTAAACGGGTACCTTTTGATCCAGACTGTCTAGCTAGATCGTATAGTTCCATATTTAAACGATTCCAGTTATCATGCATCCATTTACTGGCTGCACCACCTGCCAGGAACCCGTAACCGTCGCTAACGCCGTTCTTTTCAATGAGTTTATCCAGCATGATATCTAGTTGCCTATAAAGGCCCATGATATTGTTACCGATGTCAGTGCTAACAGCGTTGATTGTTGATTGAAGCTCCGGTGCTTCTAATAGCTCACTTATTCTCATGAGCTATTTATGGTAGGAGCGGAGGGACTCGAACCCCCAATCCCAAAGGAAGAGCATTTTGAGTGCTCCGCGTAGACCATTCCGCCACGCTCCCACACAATCTAAAATTTTTGGTAGGACGCCTCGGACTCGAACCGAGAAGCAAAATATTTTGAGTATTCTAGGTCTACCAATTGCCTCAACGTCCCAGAAATTTGGTGTGCAGAGAAGGATTTGATACCTCCAGTCAGGACCTAAGTTTACTCTGCTTACTAACTATGAAAGAGCGTACGATTCTCATAGTTTTTGTCATTTCGCCGTATCCATTTTCTCCCCTCATTTGGGAGCGCGTCTACCTTTCGCCATCTGCACATAATAAATTTTGGTGGAGCGGGTCGGCTTCGAACCGACAAACACCGAATTTTAAGTACGGTAGGTATTCCAATTCCCTTCACCGCTCCATTCTTCTAATATACAGCCTAATAGACTATTAGTCAAGCATACTTTTAATATTGGCGTCCACCGTCGGTATCGCACCGCACTCCCAACTCTGGGTAAGCTCCCAGCGCCGACAGATCTCCTGTTGAGTGGACTATGTCTGCAACCACATCAGGATGCTTTACTTCCTTGTGCATTATTGCAAGACATTTAACCTTGGTGCCCATGGCGGGATTCGAACCCGCAAAACTTTCCCTTCTCAAGAGAACAACTTTACCTAAATTTGTCCACACGGGCTTAAAGATTTATACAAGAATGGTTTTTATTTTTTGCCGATATTTTCCAGAACATTGTCTGCTACAAAAAACAACATTTGTCGATAATTTTTTATCTCTATAGAATTCGTTGTTGCAGTTAAAACATGAATAGGTAAAACATGGCTTGTATGTGTCATATAATTTATACAATTGAGTTTTCAATATCTGGTGTTTATTTGACACATAATCTATGTAAAATTTTATTTTTTCTCCGGCAATCAATATTGCATTTGATGCGTTTATCTTTATGTAATCGACATCAGTAATTCTTCCTTTGATTTCAAATATTTGATTTTTAATTTCAAAATCTGGATAATAAACGTGTTCTTTATTATTATATATGTATTTGAATGATTTATGACACCTTGTAATTGGTATATTGTTATCTAAACTATAGATTAGAAAAGCCAATTCATATGTGCTACCACAATATATTCCTTTATAGTAACCGGTCTTAGCTCTACCGGATCCTACCCTAACTCCACCTTTTTTAATGCATTCTTTTGAGCAAAAAACTTTACCCCATTTTGTATATGTTTCAAATTTTTTATCACAGGTAGGACAAGTCTTTATTTGCATTTGTGCCCATTTACGACCTTTACCATTTCGATACAATGCAGGATTAGCTATTACTCCTTTTGGATTAGCTAACGCATATGCTCTCATTTTGGCTTTAGTTTCTTCAGAACGAGGTCCGCGTGCCCTATTAACACATGTTCTTGAACAATAAATTCCTTGTTTATTATGTAAAATGTTGCAATGCTGACAGATTTTCATAAACTATTTTATGAAATCTATTAATATATTGTCATTATTTAAAATGGTCCCCCGTATCGGTGCTGCCCCGATTTTTCAAAGTTGAAAGCCTTGTGTCTTAGCTGGTAAACGAACGGGAGTAATATCAAATTACAAATGTATTTATACGACAAACTAGATAATTTAGCAACAAATTATTTTAATTGTCAACTACTTCTATCGAACCTCTAGCCTAACGTCCGGAAGAATAGTGGTAGGCTTAAATGTAACTTGATAGAAATTAGGACTTACAATAGCCGAACCAAGCTGCTCTACAAAATAAGTCACATTGTTTGACAATCCAAGAATATGTTTCTTGTAACCGTCTTGAGTTTTGCAAGTAACAGTAATGCTTGTGGCACTAGTTCCTGATCCCAGTGAACATAGACCTTTAATTTCAAGCATGTAGTCGTTTGTAAAACCATTATAAAATACCACTCGGCGAGCAACACGAAAATTGTCAGCTTCCTGTGACAAGTTCTGCGAAACAACCTGAGCATCGTTACTACAACCGCTGTTTCCCATAGTAAGAGGTGCAATAACTAGTGCAGCCAGTACAGCATACGTTGAACGTTTCATATCTAATAGTCCTTTTTAATTTCTCAAGTTGCAATTAATATTAGTCTACTTATATAGTTCTTATATTTTGTTGTCAATAACAAACTAACAAAGTTTATCCTAACTTCTACATGCTCTTATCTGATTTATTTTGATACATTTGTTCTATTTTTAAAAACTATATATACTTCATTACCAGTTGCTAAACATTCTAGCTGCTCTTCAACGTCGCGTAGTGCTAGCTCATATCCTAGGTTAAAATCATCTGATGCCCATGAAGGCATTTGACGGATAAAATCAATTCTTTCTTTAATAGCTTGATAAGCTTCTTTAGAAATTATATCAGCCATGTTCCCTCTGTGTTAGGTATTATCCCAGCTTCGCCATGCTCGTATCTGTGGACGATGTTTCCATTGTGGAAGTTCTTTCTTAAAATCTCTCGTTTGTATCTCATACGCTTCTGGACATGCATCGCATTGCAATCCATTTTTTAGTTTGCCATACCCACCATTGCAGCAGTTATTGCCACATTTACCGCATCTAACCATTGGACCACACATATCGCAGTAGTCCCAATAATGTGTAATCTTTGACATAGTAACTACCTTTTATTCATTGCATTGTATTGGCCCCCGCTCCGCCATACAATCGATACTACCTCACCACCTCGCACAGCGTACAGTGTGGAAAACAGCATCTTGCCTTGTAATGCAGCGTACACTTTTTATAAACAACATCGCTGCAGTTCATATAATATAGCAAACTCAATTATAAAGTTCAAGAGGTTTTTTATAAATATGCATATGGATATACGTCGAATACTCAAATTATTAGAAGCTGCAGGAGACTATCAAAAAATAGATAGGTCTGCTTTTATATACCTCGATCCTCAAGGTAAAAAAGAAGAATTTGCACAGTGTGGTACTTGTGTTGCTTTCTTACCTGGTAAAAAACGTTGTGGATATTTTGGTAAAAACGACGAAGTCGTTGCCAATGCTAGCTGTGGGTTATATGTACATGGCAAACCACACGATGATCAGCCTATCATTAATGCAGTGACCCCCAAGGAAGCTGGGTATGTACTAGGACAGGTACGCTGTGAAAATTGCACATGGTATGTTAATTCTAAATGTGAACTTTTTGAAAAGCTTAATCAACAGCTACCAGATATCTTTGATTGTGATCCAGCAGTTGATGCACAGGGTTGCTGTAACGGATGGCAACCAATACTCAAATAAAATAAAAAGAGCAGCAAAATTTAAATTGTTGCTGCTCGTTTTGATTTCTATTTTTATTTGATAAATTTTTCTAACATAGCCATTTGTGGCAAATCAACAGGGTTGCTGTAATCTACTGGATCTAGCGCAAACATATAGCGTGGATAACCAGTCCATCTATCTCCACCACCCCACCAAGTTGCATATACCCATACATCAGAATTGTTCATTATATATGTAAGCATCTTTTCTAGTGCAAACATACTAACTGGGTCTGCAGCAGCAGCAAATTCTCCAAGGTACAGTTTATGGCCATGCTTTCTTGCCCATAGTGTTACATCTGCAAGACGATCAGCACCTATAGTAGGAGAAACGATATCAGGTGTTCCGCCAGATCCATTCTTATTCATATATTGATGTATCTCAAACATATAGTTGTTTAGTGGGTCAACTACTCCCATTCCAACTACTTTTTCATTGTCACTCTTAGACCAAGTCCAGCCTCCATCATAGTAACTTCCTGGAACAACTATTGTCTGTGTTGCTCCTGTACCACGAATAGCTTTGATTGCTGCGTTGGCAGTTTTGATCCATTGTCGTGCACACTGATCATATGGTTCGCTCATAAGCATAAAAATAGTCTCAGGCTTATCTTTATAGTGGATAGCTAATTTCTCCCAGAAATCAGCAAACGCAGCATCTGTCACAGATGATCCACCAATTAAATCATTAAAACGATATCCACCATTGTGAACGTCAATACCAACTGTCATTCCTTTTGAAATAGCATAGTTAACTACTTCGTCAATTCGGCTCATTTCAAGAGTATCTAGCGGTGCATAAAGCTTAGGCTGTACACGTTCCCAGAGAAAAGGTAAACGTATAGTCATCATTTTTTTTGATACATAGTAATCAATTGATTCTTTTGGCGGATAACCATAGTTTGGTCCATATTGCCCACCAGGTGTGAATTCACCTCCCGATAATACAACTCCTAATTGGCATGGTTTTGTATAGCTAGCAACATAGTTAAGATCAGCTTTGGTAACGTACGAAGCTCGCCATTGCCAATATGCGCGGCGAATTTTAACACTTAATACTTTTATTTGTTCGAATAATGTAGTCATATGAACTTGTCTCCTATTCTTATCTTATTTATTAGGAGATTAAAACTTGTATGACACCTGCATAATCATGTTTTTTGTAAAGATTATAAAAATGGAGCGGTGTGGGAGAATCGAACTCCAATGCTTTTTAAGGCTCCAGACTGGCAATCTGGTGACGTGTCCACACGCCTACACACCGCATAACTGGTAGATTTTTTCTACCAGTTATTTATCAACTCTTAAAGGTTCTTTAAGATATTTTCTGGTGAAGTTTCACCATATGGATCAGTTTCACAGTTATCAACAAGACCGGGTTCAACCCACATCTTTTCAATTACGCCATCGTTTACCAGCATAGCATACCGCCAGCTTCTACGACCAAATCCAAGATTATCCTTGTCAACCAGCATACCCATTAGACGAGTAAACTTGCCACTTCCGTCAGGAATAACCTGTACATGACGGAGGTTCTGACTCTTGGCCCATGCGTTCATTACGAATGCGTCGTTGACGCTTACACAATAAATGGCGTCAATACCCTTGGCCTGAAACTTCTCAAAGTTATCTTCAAATCCAGGAAGCTGATAAGTGCTGCAGGTTGGGGTAAATGCACCGGGCAGAGAGAATACTACAACCTTCTTACCCTTAAAGTAATCATCAGTTGAAAGATCCTGCCAGCGATATGGATTTGGTCCTCCAACGCTTTCATCACGTACACGAGTTCTAAAAGTTACATTTGGAACAGTCTTCTGCATATATGTCTCCTTAAAACTATAATATAGGCATTTCACTTGTATAATACAAGCGGTTGTAAGAATTTTTATTAGGTAAAAATCTTTGCTGTGTTTCTATCACATGTTAATCATTTGCATGACAGAATAAAAAATGCCATTCTTTCTTTTTCTCTAAACCAAATTGTTTGATAATCTCTGGTAAAATAGTCTCCTAGTGTACCTTTTTGTTTCCAACTATAAAAACGATGTTTGTAAAACCAATCTCGTACTTCCATGTTGGTTAGTTCTTTAATTTTAACCCGATACGGAAAGTGTTTTTTTGCATTGGCTAGATTTTGTTTCTTAATAGCGTTACGAGCTGCAGTTATTTGTGTTTTAGTTAGCAGCATTTAATAATTTCCTAATTTTCCATCGTTCCTTCAGTTTTTGCTTAGTTTCTTCAGAATGCTTCCTACCAATATGAGGTGATGGTTTACCTTTCTTTTTTTCAGACATTTTCTTTTTACTTTCTTCAGAATGCTTCCTACCAAACATAGGATTACCTTCCTTCAGATTATTCATAGAATGTTTTTTCTTTGTTTCGTATGACATAGTCTTACCTAAATTATGTTGTCGAAGCTTTTCTTTTGTTTCAGGAGTTATAACCCGACCAGTTAATGATTTAGATATTTTTTCTCTAACTTCAGGTCGTTTGCTTGGATTTTTATCTCCAATTAATTTACCTGTGTTTTTACCTTTAGCTGAATTAGACTGTAATTGTCTGGTTTCTAAAGAATGTCTTTTTCCATACATAGGATTATTTTTACCAATCCTATTTTTAAGTATTAGATGAAATTCTTCTTTTATATTTTGATATAATCTTGAGGTTAACTTTCTATTATATTTGTCCTGTTTTAACATAAATCTAATAGCATATAACATTTTTTCTTTATCTTTACCTGTTGTTATTTTAACAAGTAATAAATGACAAATAAAATGTTCTTTAAAAGTTAATCCAACTAAATTTTCTTCGTTATTATTACCATTTAAACTACATGGTATAATATGATGAACTTCATTTGCTAAATTTTTATCTCTTAGTTTTGCGTTTTCTATAATTGAATAATACCATTTAGTATATTTGTTATCTAAAAATTGTGGTATCATTTACCTATTTCTCACCAGAAACGTACCGGCCATTCGTTGCCATTGGTCTGGATTGCTCTTGATCATTTCAGCTAAATGTATCGGTGTACGCAGACTAAGAGATCTGATTCCTACAAGATTCTCTTTAATCCATAACAGAATTAAATCATAATAGTCTTTGCTGATTTCCTGTGATTCTAGCAAACGGTTATCAGTGATCATTTCTTTAATTCTGCAATAGATTTCTCTACGACTATGCAGCATTAAATCCAAATATAATGCCCTGTCAATTAATGCTTTCATGTGTTTGGCTAAAGGTCCTTTATCTTTATCGATAACACTTTGAAAATTTTCATTGGTGATGAAAATCATCTTCCCCTTGTATTCAAATTCGGTGGGTAATCCAATATTAGAAATTGCTTGACTCTTATATGAGATAATTCTAGGACGCTCACCGCTTTCCAGCGCAGCCTTGAGAATATTTAACGCATTTAAGTCTCGTAGAATATCATCACAGTCATCTAAGATTAAAATGGCTTCACTTTCAGCATTCATATACAGCAGCTGATATAACTGATAGCTGCTGACAATGTTACCTCTGATAATCTCAAACTCAGTACCATTTTTCTGACGGTGATCTTCTAAAATCTGGGTAATGGTTTCTGTTTTACCAATACCTGGTGCACCACTAACAATTAGTGCGCGAATGTTTTCGGTTGCAACACCGCTTACACTCATAGAGAAAATATCAAAACGGTCTTTAATTCTTTTTATAATCTGCTCTTCTGTTTCTTCTTCAGCTGCCGATGCAGTGAGCTTGATCGGATTAAGATATGTTATGCTCTGCTCAGTAGGTAACTGAACCCGCATTGTACCTCGGCCTGGCACAAAGAAATTTCCATACCATCCTCTGGCTCCGTATTTGATAACACCATTTAATGTGCATTTCAAATCTAGAATTTCTTTATTCTTGTGCCAACCGTTTTTAATAATTACATCTTGCATTTATTATACCTTTAGAAAAACACAGTATAGCTGTTATATAATGAAACACAAGAGAGCTAGATTAGCTTTTGTTGGAGTTGTCTTTGAATAGTCCAACAAACTTGTCTTTAAGATTTACAAGATTTTCTTTTAACCAAGGTGATGGAAATAAAACGCCGATAACATACCCAACTGCTATTAAAAATAATGCACCCATAGTAATCTCCTTAAAAATTAGCTAGAAAAGGTGGCTTTCTATTGTTACGCTGACACTGCTCATAAATGAACTGTAATAGTCTGCGTTTTTCGGATGTACGGTTCACTCCACTGTTAGGCTTTACATAATCATTCCCAACAATACCAAGTTCAGCTTTACGCTGCTCTAGCTGACGAACATAATCATCTAATTTAATAACTTTCATAGATAGCCTTATTTTTCTATCGAACGTATTATAAGCAGCATCAGCAACGAATACAAGTGTATTACCAACGCTTTTTACGGTCTGCTGCACGTTTAGCTAACTTTTTTTGATACCAATCAGGATCATCGTATATGCTTGGGTTGGCCTTGCTAGGGCGTAAAGAGTCTATTATTCTTTTCTTTTGAGCAAGAGTGTAACCATTGGCTTTATCACCCAGCTCATTAACCTTACTAACAGCCGTAACAACAGCCTGTTGATCCTCAGGTGATAACTGTGTCCATTTATTACGTATGTCACCAGTTGCTAGCTCTTTCATAGTTGAAAGTGTCGAAGCACCGTTTTTAAATCTTTCAACAGTTAAACTTGCCCATTTTGGATAACGCAATCCCTTTAGCAAAGCATGAAATCTCTTCAATGGTTCTTCAAATTCTTTACCAACTTCTTTAAACGTTCCTTGACCTTGCTTTTCTTTAGCTTTTGCAACTTTCTGTTTTAATTCTGCATCTCTGGCTGCTCGTTTTTTATCTGCGGATTTGTATCCGGCTTGGCGTTTCTTTTCACGCTTAACCAGCTCTGCTGTCCATTCGTCTGGAAAATGATTTCTTAATATGCTATCTATTTTCCTATTATAGCTGTCCATGGTTCCTTGATTATATACATCGCCCGGAATCATGTTTCTATAAAAATCTGCACGATCTGCACGTAACCTATTAAGCTCACGCCGATAATATGCTGTCTTTTCTTCTGGATGTTCTGCCCAGCGCTTTTCACGTTCTGAACGTTCATATTCAGCTTTGGCCATTTGTCCTAACCAACTATTTTCAAGATCTTTGATAACGGACGATTTCTCTCCTGGATAATCTGTTTGCAAACGTTGTTGCAAGCGAGCTTTTAATCTACGAGCATTGTCTTTTTCACCGTCTGTTGCAGCAGCGTCGTTGATCACAGCATCTAATGCAGTGATTTTTCTATAAAGGTCGTCGGCTGTTTCTTCGGTTAAAATGTCATGTAAGCGCATAATAGTATTTATCGATATTGCTATTGAGAATAATTTGTAGTATTTAATAAATACCATCGGGGAGTAGTTAGCCTACAGGCTTCATGTATCGTCAACACGATGACAACATCCGGTACATGAACTAAGAAACGAGACCATAACAGGAGAATGCTATGGAACTACTTTCAATGAGTGGCCTTACGGCCATATTTGCTATTATTTTGATTGATTTAGTATTAGCGGGAGACAACGCACTGGTAATAGGTATGGCGGCTGCAAAACTACCGCCTCATCTAAAACGCCGTGCAATTATATGGGGAACTGTGGGTGCTATTGCAGTTCGAGTGGTCTGTATAGCCGTTATTACATGGCTAATGCTCATACCAGGATTGCACCTAATAGGCGGGCTTGCACTGCTATGGATATCATGGCGATTGGTATTTGAAAATAAAGATCATGCTATAAAACCAGCTGTTGGTTTTTGGTCAGCCATGAGCACAATTGTTGTTGCTGATGCAGTTATGGGATTTGACAATGCACTTGCTATCGCTGCTGCTGCACAGGGTAATTGGTATTTAATTATATTTGGACTGGTAATTTCTATACCGTTGGTAATTGTCGGTGCAGAACTAATTGGTAAAATTTTGCAACGTTGGCCAAACATTATATACCTAGGATCATTTACATTGTTTGTAGTAGCAGCAAAAATGATATTTAAGGAACCAATTGTAGCAGAACATGTTAAAGATATAACATACGTTCCTTGGTTTTTTGCTAGTATTGCTGTATATCTACAATGGATGATCAAGAGTGGTTGGCCATTTGGAGTGTATAGTAAACTGTTTAAGAAAAAATATTCTTAATCATGTTGCTGGATAGCGTTATTACATGCTATCCAGCAATTTCATTTAATGGCGGTCTATAGAGGATTCGAACCTCTGATGCCAAGCTCTTGCTTTCTCGGCCAATTTTAATCCTTAGTAGAGTCGCAGTCCTTATTGGTTCGGAACTCTCTACTTGTGCTGCCACTACACTACTAGACCGTAACTTTGGTGGAACTGCTCGGTACCGCCCCGAGTTCTTCTGCTTGCAAGGCAGACGTGTTACCTTTTATCACTACAATCCCAAAAAAAAATAAATGGCTGGGGATCTTGGAATTGAACCAAGCTGGTCGGTTTCAGAGACCGATGACTTCATCCAGAAGTCTAATCCCCATTAAACTGGTCCCGGTACGGTGATACAACCGCAGATCATCCGGGGTAAACTGGTACTTGGGGCGAGGATTGAACTCGCAATAAAGGATTATCGGTCCTTCGTTATACCATTTAACTACCCAAGTATTTTGTATGATAAATATATGTGGTAATTGATCTGTTACAGCAGATCAAAACTCAGCTTGGAGTTTGAGCTGTCCCACTAGATATTTAGCTTGGAGTATAATATGAAAAAAATATTTTCTTGTAAAGAATGCAATAACAAATTTTCTGGTAGAACTGATTCTAAAAATTTATTTTGTTCACATAAATGTGCTAGATCATATACAGGATTAGTATCTAAGATAAGAAATAAAATACTCAAAAATATTAATGTAGAAATATACAATTTAAATCCTAAAAAATGCATGGGATGTGGCCAAGCAGTACCTTATCCTAGTCGTATTAATAAATTCTGTTCACGATCGTGCGGAGCACAGCATACAAATAAAAAAAGATATGAAAATGGATTTAAAATGTCAAACAGTTCAAGAAAAAATTTAGCATTGATAAATCGTAAAAAATCGTTAGTTAGATATAATAATAGTCCAAAATCTTGTGCAATTTGCAATCAGATTCTTACGTATGAAAAACGAAATAAAAAAACATGTTCGCAGGAATGCTTAAAAGCCATTGCAAAACTATCGGGTCAAAAAGGTGGATTAAAATCTTCACAAGTTCGGCCAAGAAGATCAAAAAATGAAATTGCTATGTATGAATTATGCAAATCTCATTTTAAGAATGTTACACATAATGATCCAATTTTTAACGGCTGGGATGCTGACATTCTTTTACATGATTATAAGATCGCAATCTTATGGAACGGTGATTGGCATTATCAAGAAATGAATTGTTATAACCATAGCTTAAAACAAGTGCAAAATCGAGACAAACATAAAAGTAAATTAATAAAAGAAGCAGGATGGGTTGAATATATTATCAAAGATACCACCAGAGAACCAACTACTCCAACAGATGCATTTAATTTATTGTTAAAATATATTAATGAGTATTGGTCCTACCATTGAAATACACGGGCATAATTTGGTAACAGAGTGCATGATACATGTGCTCATGTTTCACATGTACAGCTCATGCACTCTGCTTAGGGATTATTAGTGCTCGCGAAACACTTCACCCTAAAACTGGCTCGGGGCCCAGGAATCGAACCTGGCTGAACGTCCTGATTCAAAGTCAGGCCTCCACACCTTGCAGAGCCTCCCCGAAAAATTTGGTAGGGAATAACGGTACCGCCCCGCTTTAGCTGGTATGTAACACCAGTGCATTACTTTTATGCTAATTCCCCAAAACTCGTATTGTGTGCTAGGCTTGATACTAGCTTGTAGGCGATAGGCGTGTAATGACGCCTCGTTTTACATCTTGTCCGGCGACCATACAGGACGGTGTTTATCCGCTCTGGGCAGCTCTGGTCTTGCCCGCACCACCTGTAATCTCTTACAAGATACCGAACAAGTTCTCGCTCTACTGATTAACGTGTCCTATCCACGTTGACACAATATCTCAATCCATTAATTGAACAAGGCTATCTGGAACTTTTTCGTATTCCTTTACCCATTTATCAGCTAACGGACATCCTGCATCTTGTGCCATGTAAGCAACAATAGCAAACTTATAACTATACTCATCAAAATATTCATCTGGTGTTCTATCTGGATCATCCCAGGTGCCCGGAGGCTGTGTAGTCAGCCATTCATTAAATTCTTTTAGATGACGCTCAACCATATCATTATAATCGTCCACAGTCATCGTTGATTGTTTCTTAGCCATTGTATAACTCCATTGGCATATTTTAACAGATAAAATAACAATGTCAACTGTATAAATTGGAGCGGTGCGGGGTAATCGAAACCCATGTACCTTTTACAGTCGTCGGGTTGGAAGCCCGATGAAGGCCCCAGCCTTCCGCACACCGCATTATTCATTTACAATTATATGTATAAACAAAAGTTGTTCCGTCATATGTAAGAAATTTTGGTTCGCACCAATTCTTCTTTTTATCTTTTGTTTGTTCTGTTTTCTTTTCATTGTCTTTCTTGTCATTGTCTTTCTTGTCGTCGTCTGCTGCATATGCAACAACTGGCATCAAGCAAAGACATAATAGCAAAGTTTTATACATCAAAAACACCTTGTATTTGGTGAAGTGGGATGGATTTTAACCACAATCTGCTCGCAGCAGCGGAAAGGCACGACCCGGGATCCTTTCCGGCAGCACGTTCCTCTGCCGCCACTTCATAAAACTTTTGGTACCTGAGGTCGGATTCGAACCGACACTGGAACGCTCCTAAGGCGTTTGCCTCCTACCGTTGGGCTACTCAGGCATAAACTCTAAATATGATAGGTTCTTCCCTTTTAGGGGGCAGGAAGATTACGCTGTGGCCCCACTCCGATACTACCTATCACGTATATTGGTGGGCAAGGTTGGACTCGAACTTGCCCACCGTACGGCAATGTCCTCTAAGACTATCTCAGCTACCAGCTACGACACATCTGCAATTTCTTTCTTTTTTCTACCACCTTTGTGATGTAATGCAAGTTTTTTCTTGTGTTCTTCTGACTTAGGTTTTCCTTTATTTCCACGTCCGTGTGTATTACCAGTTTTACCTTTGGAGTTCATTTTGCATGCCTCTTCGTAACCATACTTTTCTACCATTTTTTCCCAAATACTCTTTCCGCCATTATTCATGTAATCCCTTCTATTTTCTTTTGCTGTTCCCCAATACAAATGGTTAGGGTTACTACAACTACCATTATGGCATGCATGGCACACATGAATTTTATGTCCAGAAGGGATAGTAGTATTATGTATATGAGCCAGTAATCCTTTACAATACATGCTCTGGCCGCCACGTTCCAAGCAAGGCTCATCTAATTTCAAGTGTTTTTGTCTATCTTCCTTGGGTAATTTAATATATTCATTGATATCTTTCATAATAATAACCTGTAATCACCTATCATATAAATTACATACCCTAAACATACGCAGATCTTCTTGATATTTAAATCTCAATTCATAAGCATCAAACAGATATGTATATGGAGAATTATAAAATTTTACATACCATCGTTTTCCATAATCACCTAGGTTGGCATAACACCACTTTTCCATATCATAAGTTGAAACCAGCCATGGTTTACTAATTCGTTGTTTATACCAAAAGAATTTAAACACGATCTATATTCGCCAAGATAAAAAATGTTCGATCGTCATCGTTTTCAAAAATAAACATATTAGCCGGTCTAGAAATATCTAATCTATTCATAGTTTGAGGAATCCATTTGGTATCTAGGTCCCATTTATTACCTCGTAGACTGATATGGTCATTACACCATCGAATCATATTATTAATTTCAGCACGATTATATGATAACGGAACCACATAATTAATATTGGTAAATCTATTCATTGTATACTTTTATAATGAATAATATTTCTAGTCAATGAATAAAATGGAGGACCGTGTGAGGCTCGAACTCACCGGTGTCGGATTAAGAGTCCAACTGACCCACCCGGGTGCTACGGTCCATAAATTGGCTGCCCCTCTAGGATTCGAACCTAGACTGAAGTTATCTCTACAGATTCAAAGTCTGTCTGCCTACCAATTAGCATCAAGGGGCAATAATTTCAACTACTTTTTTTCAAACTTTTTCTTTAGACGAAGATATTCTCTTTTTTCTGCGGCTAAAGTCTTTTTATCTTTTTCTTCTTTTTTTGCTTTTTCATGCGCTAGAGCACTTTCATATCTTGCAATACGTTCATTCATTTCTAGATCAGTTTCTGGCTCATACCAGACTAGATTGACGTTGCAGTCTTCATAATACCAATCGAGTTCAATTGTAGCTTTTGTATTGTTGTTGCAGATCTTTAAGATATCACCGAGCGACATTGAATCTGAGATATCATGCTCTCGTCTAACATCCTGTCGCTTTTTATAATCATATTTTTCTTTAGCCATATTGCACACCATATAAAAATGAATACTCTAACTTACCCCAGATTCTATATATAGTATCAATTGTCCAAATACTTTACAAGAGTTGGAATAAGTTTAATTATTTTACAATAAAATTGTTTGTATATATAATTTATAAATATGTCAATACATCAAATAAATTATTTTAATTTTAACTTTCTTAATAACAAATATACAAAATGGTATATTACTATTATTCAAAATGCATTAGCAAGAGATGAGGTTACATCTTATACTGAAATTCATCATATTATACCACGGTCATTTGGCGGTTCTAATGACAAAAGTAATTTAGTTAAACTTCTAGCTAGAGAACATTATATAGTACATTTATTATTGCCTAAAATGGTTGCTGGACAACACAAACATAAAATGCAAGTGGCGTTATGGAATATGATGATTAAATCTAAAGATAGGTATATACCACATAATAAACAATATGAGATCATTAAAAAAAATATGGCAATAGCATTATCTGTGTTACATAAAGGTAAAGAATCAAAACTTAAAGGTAGACCAAACAATAAAATACCATGGAATAAAGGTTTAACAGGAGTGCCCAGACATTATACAGAAGAAGGGATGAAGAAATTAAGAGCACCTAAAAGTGATGAAACTCGAAAACGTATTAGTCAAAGTATTAAAAATCGTAAAACTAAAAAAGGGTACACCCCCGCACCAAAAATGAAATTTATATTAAAAAATATAATAACCAACGAAATTGCGGAAACTACCAATATAACAAAATGGTGTAAAGAAACCGGTTTCAACTCAAGTTGGTTGTATCGAGATAAAAGCAATTGGAAGATTATTGAAAAATATAAACTTAAAGATGGGTCTAAAATTTTATAGGCAAGAAATATTGGAAGACCGGTGAGGTTCTGCCCCTCTTACGGGAGGATTAAAAGTCCTCTGGCGAGACTACTCTGCCTTTACGTTACCGGTCCATTACTTATAATTTCACAAACTAAGCCTTGTTCTTCATAGTTTAGCCTAGTCCAAGTTTTACTATACATGTCTGATGCAGCTTTAAACTGCTTAATTGAGTCTTTATTATTCCAATCTACTGGAAGGGTGTCAAGTACTCGATAGTATAAATCTACTACTTCTTGTAGGCGTCCTGCGGTGTCATATTATCAACCTCCTATAAAATTGGGGGACCGGGAGGGAATTGAACCCATCCGTGCCTGTTAAGGCGGGAGATTAAAAGTCTCCTGTCAACACCAGTCGACAACCGGTCCGTTATCTCATTAACAACAGCAGTATAACACAGGTATTATGCTTTTCCTAGCATATTCATCTAGCATCCTAGATGTACCTGCTAAATTTTAAAATACATAGTTAGTCTTATTCTTCGAGCAGGTATATCGACTATACCACCTTGGTAGGTAATTGCGCACTATGTATGATTGGCGACTCTTAGGGGTACTGCCCCCCTCATTTCCGCCGTGACAGGGCGGCGTCTTCACTATGCAGACCCAAGAGCCAATATAAATCTTATTTTGATATTTTTCTACCTTTATACCATCCAACCGGAATTTCATCATTCTTCATTATTGATTTAGATGTTAGTCCGTTGGTGATCCACATTTTACCGTACTGTGAATTATTCTTACCAGTCTGCTTACCTTTTAGTGCAGCAAATATTTTTTGTTTGCTATCTAATGTATGATGTTTACCTTTAAAGGTATCGTATCTTAATAATCCAAGCTTATGCCATTCTCTTAATCGTTTTGATCCTGCCGGATTTTTACGTCCTATATTTCCTTGTTGCAATTTTTTTATAATAGCGGAAACATCTCTTTTAGTATTGTTTAGATTGTTTCTATTAATATAGCTAAATCCACCGTGTCCACCTTCACATATATTATATGTATCTTTACGTAAACAAAATTCTTCTGTGACCAATTCTTTTTCTTTATTATTCATTTCATTTTCAGTTTTAAAAACAAATAATATTTCGTTTTTAAAATTGTTAATACCATATTTCTTTATGGCTCTTTTAAGAAGCTTCCCAGATCCAAAATAATCATCATTTATATCTTTAGTTTTATGTTTACCAATATAAATCTTATTATTGATTAAATTGGTTATTTGATAAATGATATAGTATATCTCTTTACCTCTGTTTTCTATGAATAAGTCTTACATATTGCTTATTTATAAAAAACAGAGGCCTATGCGCCGACGACGGGATTCGAACCCGCCTTGCTGTAAAGCCCTGTTAGACAGACAGGTGATCTCCCCGAGATCTACGTCGGCATAAATCAGTATTCTATTTTACAATATGAAATGCAATGACATGTCGAGACAAACTTTATTATATCCAATCTGATTTATGTTGAATATAGTATGGATTATTATCTTTTTTGTAATGCACACCTTCAACTTTGCTTCCTTTAGCTTTATTGCATGCTGTGCATAATATTTGAAGATTGTTCAAATCTAATCTTGAATCCCAAAAATATCTAACAGGTTTTATATGATCAATATTTAGATATTTTTGATTTGAATCGTTTAGGTTTCCTTGACACCCATTACATACCAATTCTTTATTTTGAAGAAACTCTTTTCGACATTCCTTCCATTCATGAGAATGATAAAAGTCATATATTTCATCATATGACTTGTTTGAGTATTTAGTAACCGATACATTATGATTATGAACCGTTATGTACTGTTTTCTACGCTTTTTATAAAATGACATGCAATATATGTAATATAATATTTTTGATATTGCAAAATGGAGCGCCCGGTGGAATTCGAATCCACACTATCTTCTGCTTCGTAGGCAGATGCTTATCCAATTAAGCTTCGGACGCATAAAATCGTGCTAACCATTTACCAGGTATACATAAAATATACCACCTATCGTCATCACATCACGAGGAGGAAGATGTTAGCGTTCTTGTTAAATATGGTGCCGCCCCTCGGGATCGAACCGAGATATCACGTTCTTCAGACGTGCGCCTGAACCATCACGGCCAAAGCGGCATTTAAATTGGCTCCCAGGGAGGGCTTCGAACCCCCAACCACCCGGTTAACAGCCGAGGGCTCTACCGATTGAGCTACCTAGGAATAAAACTTTACTAAAATGGCGGTAACATGTGGATTTTAACCACAAGCCTAACATTCTGTAGAATGGTCTTTGATTTATACTCTAATTATCAAAGTTTTATAGGCTCATACTCATCTGAGTGGAGTATGCAATCCCCTGCTTATGTTACCATAAAATGGTGCTCCTAAGAAGAATCGAACTTCTATTACTATCGTACCAGGATAGTGTAATACCATTATACTATGGGAGCATTAAACTTGGTGGGAAGTAGCTCGAATTGAACGGCTTGCCAAAAGAGGAGCGAGGTTACAGCTCGCCGACGGGACCACCCATCCTTATTGATACTTCCCTTAAATTGGCGTCCCCAAGCGGCGACAATCCGCTTCCTTGACCTTGAGAGGGTCACGATCTAATCTACGTAATCTATGGGGACAAAATTCTGTGGGCGCCCCGCAAGTGGGTCATTTAAGGATAGGTTCTTACCATCCCCCAATATTGGCGTTCCCAGACGGCGACAATCCGTCTCCTTCGCCTTGAAAGGGCGACGATCTAATCCACGTAATCTATGGGAACAAACTAGTATTTGTGATGGGATTCACACCCATATTTCCGGCCTCCAAATGCAAATGCTAATGGCCAGCGTGTTAAGTTAGAAACGGCCTTCAAAACCCCTCATATATACTCTGCAATTTTTCCTAATGCTTGACTTGTCTAGGCGCTGCCCCTAGCTCGACGTTTTTATAGCCTTTGCATTTAATATCAAACATTTTTACTAGAATGGTTTGTATATACTACTCATTCCTACTACCCGTTAATTCAATTACACTACACAAAGCTCAGTAATTAAAAAAACTTATCCAGGACTTTCACCCGGTGTGAGCATCACGCTCTCAGATAGATTTCTCATTCTACCACCGTTGGAGATCGGGTTAATGCATTGAGTTCGTAATTTACAAATTATACTCAACTACCTCTAACATGCATCAAAGTCTATCTTATCAACACATTAGCCAACTTCGTTCTGTTAAAGCACACAATATTATCCTGTGTGCTTTTTAAATACCTCATAAAATTCACTGTCAACGTCATCTATATTGGCAGCGATCATTGCAAATCTATCGAAAGGATCAAGGCCTTGTTGCAGACGATGCGAAATCTTTTCTATGTCAGTATAAGTTGAATTATTAAATTCTTGATGTGAAAAATTTTCTATTTTGGTTTTTATATCTTCTGGTGACCCCCAAAAGCTTAGATGATACCCAGCATTTTTAGCTGCGGCCATTTGCCATCTTTGATCTCTCAACTGTTGAGCAGTGAATTTATTCATTAATGCTTTTTTGCAAATTACAGTACCACACCAATCCTGCGGTATATACTGACTAAAATTATAATAATATGTACGTTGTTCAGCTGTTACAGAATCAAATTTATCTAACAACTGTATAAAGTCTGGTAACAATTGTTTTAAAGGAATTTCATCTAGGTCACTGATCATAACAACAGCATTGTTGTCAAATAACTTGACTACTTGATCTATATGTCCTCGTTGAGCAAATTCAATTTGCCAATTAAAATTATCATGGAATAATGTTGTATCAATAGTTATCGGTTGATAAATTATTTTATCTAAATATTTCTTATATCGTTTTATATTACTTAGAAAATTAAGAGGCTTTTTCTTTCCTGCAAAGGTAATATCTGCTTCTACTATGACAAAATAGTCAACTGAATCATAAAGATATTCTAGTCGACCTTCCAGTAGATCTAATTCTCTAAAAAATGTAAAACAATCAATTATCATCTATTCTACTTGCCAATCATATGATTCTCTAATGTAATCTGGTAACCCGTCTAAAGAATTGTTAAACTTTGGCCAATTGGAAAAATTACCTGTATTTTCTAAAAGCAAATGCCATCCAGTTGGCTGTAATGGACTATAATAAGAGCTAAGAGTTTTTAAATCAAATGGTTTTATAGTACCGTCTTTATACCATGATTTTGTAAATCTTGATAATCCTTTAACCACTTCTTGCATATCTGATGAATGAATGTCCCCCAATAATAACTGTGGGTGATTTAATCTAGTTTTAAAAAACCAAAGCATCTTTGAAAATATTTTTTGTCCTCTATAGTCTTTATTAACCCATACATGATCTACTATTGGTATATATTCATTATTTAATGATGCCATTGCTACAAAAATAGCATTATCCCATAGCGAATAAAAATTGTTATATTTTTTTACAACAAACTTGTCTATATCGCCTATATGGTCACATATTTTCATATAAGTATTTAGTTACCGGTTTAATGGAGAGCCGGCATCCAGGATAGTATCCGCCAGTCCATTTTTATCTTGCGAATGGTAATGAACACCCAATATGGTCAAGGTGGAAAGATTTGAACTTTCGATCTCCAGTTTCCAAAACTGGCGGGGACGGCCAGACTCCCCTACACCCTGTTATTTTTATCTATAGATATAAATTGTAAGATCCAAGGCCGGCACTCTTCTTCTGAGCTACACCCTGTTAATTCTTTGTTAGCACACAGCTTACCATAGTATGGTTCCCTAGTCCCTGATATTTCATACTATTAAAAGTATAGCCGTGCCGTTTGGCTATAAATCGTACAGCGCCTTCGGTTATCTGCCGATATGGAACAGCCATATTACCACGACGATGCTCATACATTTTTATGCCTAGCCTATTCATCCATTTAATAATACAGGTATTATGTTTGCCGCCGCCGCCACCGCGTGTTGAGACAACTAGTATAATGACCTCTACATTATTTTTGCATGCTTTTTCTAAAAAATCTATATGGTAATCCTGTAAACATTTTACATCATCGAAATCAATCAATGATATCTTGTGTCCCAACGCCCACAACATTTCGGCTTGGTTAATTAAATTAGCCTCTACAACTTGACCTTTGAAGCCAAGTTCCTGTTGAGCCTTACGTAATGTCCAATAGGTTTCCCAATCCCAATCGATCATAAATAGATTTTCTTCTCGAATTCCATTAGCTAAATGCTCATCGATGTGCCGTTTCAGTTGACCGCCGTACCCGGGTATACACAACCCAACTCCGTCAAACGTTTTATTCTTAAACGTATTTTGTATAAGAGCAGTCTGACGTAAACAGGTAAGAATCTTACCAGGACTTGTGGTATCAGTATATGCAAATTTTGCAGTTTTGCTTGCCATATATATATATCTCCATATTTCACACATAACGCTAACATGTGTGCATGTTGAAAAGCAAGGATAAAGTTGGTTGCGGGAGGAGCGATCGCATCTCCGTCCGATAGAGTATGAATCTATCCATCTACTGTCTGATTGTATCCCGCGATAATAAAATGAAGCAACCGTTATCTCCCATTATCGGGAACCCTCTAGCGCACTAGCTGGCGGAATATCATTTTTGATATTTAGGCATGATTAAGCCCATTGCTTCGTTGTCTCTGATATTAGTTAGATCAAGTTGAAATAGTATGAAACACAATATAGAATAACGGTTTATCAGATCGTTCCTTATATTACATTTTCTATACTATTTCAATTATGTAATAAAAAGAGGATTGACCATTTGAGCGCATACGCGTCTACCTTTTCAGGCCGTGCCATCGTTAGTGGATGAATAACATGTATTCCACAACGTCCCAATGACTAAACAATCCCAAGTCTCTATGATATATTGGTACCGGCTATTCGTACTGCCCGAATCTCGGATGGCGTTATGAGCACCACCGGGTCCTTGACCAAACCGGCATAATATTGGTTGGCCCGGCAGGTCCTGCCCCTGCGACCTCAGACTTATCAGGTCTGTGCTCTACTAACTGAGCTACGAGCCATCGAAATAATTTGGGGTGCATAGTGGGTTCCGCCCCCACCTAAACAGAGTCACAGTCTGCCGGCTACACTAGCTGCCTCTACGCACCATAAGCTTTTTGAGACATATGGCTATATAATCTTTTTCAAAGAAAGATCTAGTTACTCTATACATTTCAAAATTGGCAGGTCGACCAGGTATTGAACCCGGGCTAAAAGTTTTGGAGACTCTTGTGCTACCATTACACCACCGACCTATATAAACTGTTTGATTAAACAAACGATTTTTCTGCGTCAAATTATGTCATTCGCCAAAATCATGTTTTGTTAAATTATACCACAATTCAGCTGAATAAAATTTTCTACGTTCAATTATTTTGTAATTGTTTTTTTTATCTTTCCATTCGTTTATTCGATGTTGTTTTGCTACTAATCTAGCTTTCTTTTTTTGTTCATTAGGTCGTAGAGTAGTCTTACTCTTCTTTACAATGTTGATTGTTTGTATGGTGTACCTTTTTTCTTTAATTGCTGTACCGGCAAATGTATTCTTCTTATTTGATGTACTTACCTTAATAAACACGTTTCCAAAAACGTCAGACGTTGTTATGCTGTTAACACTAACATGTTTGAAACATTCAGTTGACCCGCCTGAATATAACCAATTAATTGGAACATATTTCTTAGCCTTAAATCTGTTGTGTAACTTTTTCTCGTGATCAAATGCAACTTTTGGGCTTAACTCTTTTGAGAGAGCCAATGTTTCAATTTTAAATTGATTTAAATCTTTTGCAAATCTTTCCTCAATAGATGTCGATGTTACACCAATTTTATAAAATTCTTCAAAATTGTGTTCATCGAGCGAGGTAAATTTTAATAGATATACTTTCCACATGCTTTAATGTAACACATATCTATTAAATTGCAATCTCTTAATACGGCAAGGCGGTTCTTCACCCTGCTAACCTTTAATCACCGTTCGGTGGTGCGCCACGTAGCGCACTTTATGCACTGGTATTATATAGAACATACCAGTTATTGACCCCTGTACATTCAGTGCCAACTCACCCTTTTTCATCTACGCTACAAATGCATCAAACTATATCGGCATAACCATATAGCCACGTAGTATCCCAGCAGGTGCTCAACAGTCCTTATTTGTTTTAGTTTTTTAACGTAGACCAAGTAGACCGCATCTAAACTACGTTTTAAAAATTCTATCTATTCATTCCTTGCAACTATCTAATCTCCTATCAATACATCTTTGTTAACTATTTTGCTGACCAATAAAAAACCCGGTAAGTTTGTTAGTCTTTACCGGGGTCTTGTCAGCTTTTTTGTGTTATCACATTACACTAGCGGACAAGACCTCCCACAGGCTTATAATTCCAGGCCTGGCGATCTTCATTTTTACTAATAAAGAGCATATGTGTAGTCATTTGTGAACTCATTTATCCTTTGTTAAAATTTGTGTGTTGTTTCCAACGTAGTCTATTTATACTGTATTTATTTATAATGTCAATTAGTTTTCTTGGTGAATCACGTATTTTTTAATTCTTTTTACCAACAGCGTCCTGCACGACATCCGTACCATGGTCTCGGGCCACCCCAAATAGGTGGAAGATAAACAGGAGGTGCTACATATACAGGCGGTGCTAGTATAACCGGGGCAGGCGCTACATATACAGGCTGAGGTGCTACATATACAGGCGGTGGTGTAGTATAAATCACTTGCGGCGGAGGATTATTAACAATGATTGGCCGCGGTGGAGGATTATTAATCACCACCGGAGGACTGTTTGGTTGGACAACCACAGCAGGACTGTCAACCACAATAGGAGGAGGACCATAGTCTACTCGCACCACTCCTGCTGGTACTGCAGGAGCACATCCATTTATTAAAAATCCAATGGCAAGTACAATATAACTATTCATATTAATATTTATATTAGCTAGAAATCGTTGGTTTTACAACCTCATTCATAATTTTATTAATAGCTATTTCACCACCTGGTGTAGTTTCAAACGGCAATGAGTATGTGTCAAGTAGTTCTTTGACTTTAATATCAAATCTCACAGCTTCAAGTTCATCTTTTTGATTTCTGCCTACTGGGTCATAGGTAAAATGTCGCTGTAATATGTAATTATAATTTTCATATTCGTTAAAAACTTCCAGTACTAGGTTAGTAAAGTTTTTGCTAGTATATTCTGGTTTTACATATATAAGTCCCAGAGGAATTGGGCTGTCTGTGATTACCCAATCTATATTATGATTCTTTAGCCGTGCAATACGTCTTTGTTGTTTGGCAAATATATAAATTTGATCGTCAAATAAATCAACACGTCTTTCCCAGACAGCTTCTTTGGCATACTCTGTTACCAGTTCAACGCTGAGTTTTGATTTTTTCATTTCGTAAAAAAGTCCGGCGGCCGTTGTAGAATTATGTGTAACCACATAATTATCAGTTACGTATAAATGATCTGTATGGTCAATCATAATACATTGAACTTCAGTTGTTCTAGAATATTCTATACTTTTGATTCTCAATTTTAAATCAGAATATTGGTAATTTTCTGGTAGTCGATTCATTTTTCTCGTAAGTTTACTTAATTTTCTTGGCTTGGGATATCTAATACAAACATTATAATTAATTTTACCAGATTCTTTTATACCTTTATACGTATATTTTGGGAATTTTTTTAATATTTTTGCTTGCCCTCCAAGTGACCAAATAATTTCTTGTATATCTTTAGCCAATTGTTCGCTAGATGTAGAAATAGAAATGCTACCGCTTTTACAGACATACCCGTCAGAATCTACTAACCCGGCAATCAAATCTTCTTTTTGTGAAGTTGAACCACGTTTATATAAATCTGGAATAAATTTGGTATATGAACGTGTACCAAATAATCCCAAATCAAATAATGATTTTTTATAGCAATTTCTAAAAACATTTCTTTTTCCTTGACCTTTAACAGATTCTGTAGGGTCTATGAACCTAATATTATATCCGTATTTTTGTGGCATTTTATGTATTTTATACTTTGACGATATCTTATTGGACATTAAATTTACTATTTCATAGTCATTAGTTGTAAAAGATGTCAATGCTCGTTTACTTGAAAAGCATCCGTCCCCTAATAAAAAACCAAGAACCCACGGATCAATTGGTAAAGGTATATCTATGGCATTTAAGTTTCTTACCATAGGTATTCTAAAAATTTGTGTTTTATTAGTCTTTAATTTATCCATCATCCATTCTAATGATACGGTTTTATAATCTAATTTTCGCCCTGTATAATTGGATCTCGTCTTATAAGTATTGCCATATTTTCCATATATCTTCCAAAGATGATCTTTACAACATTCAACCGATCGGCCGTCAATAAATGTAATTTTATACACATCCTTAATCCCTTGTGGATATACTCCTACTACTTTTGAAACCTCTCCGTTTGGCACAGTAACAGTGGTTCCAATTTTTATATCCTTCATCTGTTTCCACCCATCAGGAGTCAAAACGTTTGCGTCTAATGGCTGAGCCTTCCCTGTTCCTGGGCCACCGAAGAGATTAATTACTTTCATCATTGTCCTCTATATTCTGGTTTCTAGTTCTTGTCTCACAGCTTCTATCAACTCTGGATTATAATTCTCGTGTTTATCTTTGAAACAGTCCATATTTTCCAGAGCCCACATGTAGTAGTCTGTGGGAATTTCTTTAAATTTCTTGCCTTTATATTTTCCAAATGGCCATGACACCACAGGAAATGCCTGCCAGCAAAGTTTATTAATCTGTTTGCCAATATCAGGCGAATCAGTTACAATGCCTCTTTCTAGAGCAGTGTTTACCAGGAATTCAAATAATTTGCTGCATACATAGGTATCATCATGTGCTCTATGTACTCCAGTTGAATCATCAACTGGTAAATCAAACCTATAGCGTAGGTAGCTGAGGTTATATTGCATGTTAGGAAAGTCAACTGTAAATAGTTGTTTAGCCAATCTATGTGTGCATATCCACCGACCGCGGTCTTGTGTAATCACACATTGTTTGACCTCGTCGGCCATGATCCATGCACGCCCTAGAACTTCCTGGTCGTAAAAGGAATTATGAGCTACCCAGTAACTGGTGTCAGTCCAGTGAAGTATTTCTTTTACCAATGGTACAGAATCTGCAAAAGTTGGTTTGCCAGCGATCATTCGCTGACTGATATTATTCTTAGCGCTGGCTTCGGGCGGAATAGGATCACGACTTCCTAACAGCGTACTTTGCACTTGCCAATCGTTATCTTTATAACGTGCGCCGGCAATTTCTACTATTTCTGCTTTTTCTGGGACAAGATGTGTTGTCTCTGTATCGACGACTGTGACAGTCTTAAAAAAATTTTCTTTGTGCATAAAGAACTATTATGCAGTACCACCGGCTATGTCTAGATTTATTAAGTAATTCTTTCAATTCCGTTGCCATAATAATGAAATTTACAGTAAAAATAATTGGTTGAGTTTTGTAAATTTTGTATATTCATCCAATAGGTAACATCATTTTTGATTACATGGTAAATGTTAGCAGGTTTCAATTGATCTTGCTGAATATCAAAAATATGAAAATTCCAATCAACTCCATTAGGGTTCATATTTACGCTGGCCTGTGTTTGTCGTGGGCTAGCTGTTATGCTTGTACCTGCTGCTTCTGCGCTGGGCCAGCAGCGCATACCGGGTATCCACACATTAATATATGGTGTATTATTAGCCAGTGTAATTACCAATTGATGCCAACGAGGGCGTAGATACCAGGGAAAACAAAGAGTTTTGCTTGGTCCTATTGTATAAGTATAATCTTCTTCGTTTAATTGTGTAACTATGCTGGCACCTTGCGGCAAGCCACCTGAGTAATACTGTCTAACCATATTATATTTATTATCAAAATCTACTCATAAATATACAATAATTTGAGGTATTCATATGAGTATATACACCTATCCGGTAATTGATGTCCAACTTCCTTCGTATACAGCAGGAGTATGGACTCCTACGTTAGAATTTAACGGTTCATCAGCTGGAATCATCAGCGATATTGCAGCAGGTACTTATTCATTCTTGTTTAACACAGTATTCTTTGAGCTATATATAAAACTATCCAGTAAAGGTGTAGCCACTGGCAACGCTACTATTGGCGGATTACCGCAGCTATCGTCAGTATATAGTGGCGACGGACGTATGGTTACGTATAGAAATATGTCAGGAGTAACATCTCCGGGTGGGTTTATTATGCCCAATGCTGGAAGCATAAATCTAACCAGTTCAACTTCCACAGAAACAGTAAACTTAACTGATGCCAATTTTACTGATACAACTGAGTTTGCGCTTTCCGGATACTACAGATTTGTAGAAATTAGCTAAATATTCTATTAAACGTGGACAAACAGCATGACAGTTAACAGCAAAGTAAATCCTAATTTTCCCATACCGGGGATTGACCAAAGTAGTCGTGGGTTTCGAGACAATTTCGCAACCATTAAAGAAGAAATTGAAAATCTTCAGACAAAACAAATTCAATTAACTGGTACAATAGTGGGAGGTCCAGCACAAATTGGCGACGGTACAGGAGATGTTGTCATTGAAACATCTCTTAACATAACCAATGTGCCAGCGGCTGGTAGTAACTTGTCAATACAAATAAATGATTCTGGGCTGTTAGCTGGCTCAAATATGTTTTGGGTTGATAACAAAGTAGGTATTAACACATCATTACCGGCTTATACTCTTCATGTTATTGGTAATGCAAATATTGCAGGAACTTCTAACACTGCTAGTTTATTTCTAGGACCTAATTTTGAAATTACCTCAGAAACCAACACAAGTAATATTATTGTAAATGATTTAAAAGTTATTCAATTTACGCATCAATATGGCAACGTAGGCATAGGTACTGCACCCAGTACAACATTTGATGTTTTTTCAGTAAATGGCGATGTAGCACATTTCATAGCCGGAAAAGATGTAAACGATAATACAATAAGATTTAGTACATCTAATAACAGTACTGCCGGTGTAGTTCTAGAACAAGTAACTGCTAATAAACTTGGTGGTATGAGAATTGATCAATCTGGCAATGTTTCTATTCATGTAAACGAAAGCAGTGGAGCCAACCTATCCGATGCAAGCAGAGTAATCAATATTTTAACAAATAATAATGTCGGTATTGGTAGCATGATTCCACAAAAACAATTGGATGTTCAAGGAAATGTTAAAATTACCGGACAATTGGAATTTTCAAATGCATCAGTGAATAGCGGAATAGTATTTCCCGATGGCAGTTTTCAAACTGTTGCTGGCGGAGGCGGTACTACTTCTAGTAGTACACGTTCTCTTACCTTAGATGATATTGGTCGTTACATTGTTTCGACAACTGCTGGATCAGAAACTATTACATTACCTACCGATTTGGCACTGGCATGGCCAGTTGGAGCCAGGACCAGTATTGTATTAACCGGAGCAGGAACTGTAAGTATTAGTCCAGATATAGGTGTTAGTCTTTATCTTGCAGGGATTGGAACTACTGGAGCCAGAACACTTGCTACTTATGGGCTAGCAACAATTGTTAAAATAGCAGCCGACACTTGGTATATCAGTGGTGATGGTATATCATAAATAACATGAGGATTTAAAATGGAACAAACACTTAAAGTTTTTGGGCAAAATAAACCGGATGCGGGTTTTGATACTAATTTGTTTACAGTTGCCATAGACAATCAGGCTCAATTCTCAATATTTGTTGCTAATCAATCAAATACATATGAGAGATTTACCATTGCAATAGTTCCTAATTCTCAAAGTGAACAGCCGGAGAACTATATAGCTTATAACACATATCTATATCCTAACGGTGTGATTGCATTTAGCGGATTATATTTAAACAGTGGTGACAAAGTGCAGGTTAGCAGCGAAAACGGAAATTGCAGTTTTACTGCCACAGGTATTGATTTTTCTCCGTAATTTAAGGGGTTTTTACTTTTGTGAAGTAAATATCTTGTTATCATGGGCGATATAATTAAATTTCCAAAGCAAAGGACTAAGAAACAACAAAAAATTGACAATTTGTTAGTTGAAAAATTGCCCAATGTTGAACAACATTCTAACATCGGAGATGTTAATTTTACCTGCGCTACATGTGGTACACGTAGTCAGTTAACATTTAATTATATTGTATTTAAATTGTGCGAATTTTATTGCAGTGCCTGTGGTACAGGTTATAAAATATCTAATCCATTGTTTTCATCTCGTAAAAAGACTATATCAAAATGAGCGATAGTTCAATACACCCTTTTTTACCTCCTATGGCAGAATTAACTGCTGATGAATTAGATAAAAAGCATTCATCATTGATAAATCGCTGGCGTATGGCTAAGAGTATGAATATGGATCAAAGTGTGCTTATACAACTTGACATGATGATTACTGCAATGGAAGAAGAAAGATATCGCAGAGCTCAAGTCGAAGACAGTAAAAACAATGTAGTGATCGATACTGATCCAATTGAAATGCCAGTTTTTAATCGAAATAAATGACCGTTGATTTATCAAACAGACAAATTCTTGATAATGGAACAGTAATATTAGATCGTTATGGCCTAGTTGAGCTGTTGTACCAAGGTCAAACCTTAGACAATTGTATAAGCAACGATCTAAGAGAGATTAATCAATTTAAACAAGCTAAGAAAATATGTGACAATAATCTAGATGAACCTAGATATATAGATGACGTTGTTATTCCTGACATTCAATGGAATCAACATTGGTTTACACCTATAGAATATGCTGAAATAGATGTCAGAAACTGGTGTCACAACCTATGTAAGACAGATGAAGAGCATCAACGAGTTGATTTAGAAATAAACGAACTTGAAAAAAGAGATATGCTACCAGTTTTACGACATTTAATATATTGTGTTGATATTTGGAGAAAGAATAACATATTTTGGGGTGTAGGACGAGGAAGCTCAGTTTGTTCTTTTGTGTTACATCTTATTGGAATTAACCGTGTAAATCCATTAAAATATAATTTAGAAATTGATGAATGGCTAAAATAAATAATAATATACTTAAGGAGACAAATAATGAGACATAGAACCGCACGCGGTGAGCTAATTGATATGGCAGCACTAACAACGCAAAATGCCAATCAAGTTGCACTAGGAAATGCAAGAATGAACGCAAGAGGCGATATATTAGGTGATCATGGTGTAGTTCTTAAAACACAAGAACAAATTGAAGCTGAATGGGCAGCAGAAAAGGCTAAATTAAATAACACAGGCAATCAATCCGAAGACATTAAACTTCCTCTCGATCAAATGATCGCTCCTCCTTCGACAAAAAAACAACCACATTTAATGGTTGATAAGGATTTTGATATGGATATGATATCAGAGAATCCTGGTACTGAAAATGTATCACCAAAAGCACAGACTAACAAAACACCAAGACGTAGAATAGTGGAAACTGAATAATGGAAAATTTTGATTATGAACTCAAAGACGGGTCTATAGTAAGTCCTTTAGCCGATGTTATATTAGTATACGGAATGGAGCATGGTGATCAAATATTGTCATCGGGTATTATTATTCCAGATGACAACGGTAAAAGCTCGGGAATACGTCCGCGAGCTTGTATTGTTTATTCAGTTGGAAATAACATAGATTATATAAAACCAGAAGAAAAGATCCTTGTTAGTCACGGTCGGTGGTCACGTGGCTTCAAGATCAAAGAAAAAGATGGTTCAATAAAAGTGGTTCGCCGGGTTGATCCCAAAGACATTTTGCTAGTTTATTCTTGATATCGTTACAAAATGTAACCTAGGTCTGGTATAAAGATTATATGTGGCTTGCTTGACATTCTGTTGATTTTAATACAATTATATAGAATGATTAAATATATCACAGGCGATCTTATTGACGCCACACAAAAAGTAATTGTCCATGGAGTAAATTGCTATGGAGTTATGGGTTCTGGAGTAGCAAAAGCTATACGAAATAAATGGCCTGAAGTATTTGAAGACTACCATCTTCATTATAAACAATTTGGCTTAAAATTAGGTGACGTGTTGCCTGTGACTACCGATGATGGTAAAATCATTGTTAACGCAGCAACTCAAGAAAACTTTGGTAGAGATGGCAGGCAATACTGTAGCTATGATGCTATTGAACAGTGTTTTTTGCAAATTAATGATCTAGCATTAGAATGGCAGGTTAATGAAATTGCCTTACCAAAAATTGGCGCCGGTCTTGGTGGAGGGTCCTGGACTATTATAGAAAATATCATATTAAAAACTGCAAAAAATTATACACCTATTGTATACTCACTATAATAATTGAGAAAGCACATGACAAATAATACATTATGGACTGAACGTTATAGACCAAATACAATTGAAGATTATGTATGGATAAATGAAGGTCAACGCCAGCAAGTTGAAAGTTGGATTGCAGAGCAAGAAATTCCGCATCTTCTATTGTCAGGTGGTCCAGGAGTTGGTAAAAGTTCATTAGCCAAATTGCTAATGAATGCACTGAATGTAGACCCCAGTGATATTAAATTTGTCAATGCTAGTAAAAACACTGGTATCGATTATATTCGAGAACTGGAAAATTTCATTGAAACCATGCCTACTGGCAAATACCGTTATGTTATCCTTGACGAGTGCCTCGATGAAAACACAGTTGTCACGGTTCTAAGAAACGGTGAAGTATCTTCTATTAAAATTAAAGATTTAGATGAAAAGAACGATTTAGTAAAATCATATAATTTAGAAAAAGAAAAAATAGAATGGCGACCATTTGAGTTAATAGATAAAGGAACTCAAGAAACAATTGAAATTGAGTTTAACAACGGTGAAATAATTATATGCACACCTACACATAAATGGTATGTTGAAGATCCTGCAACGTTGCAACCAATTGTAGTACAGGCAAAAGATTTATTTAATTATAATCATATTTTAACTCCATAATTTTTTTACCACGCAGGCTGATAACTTGTCTCGTGTTACACTAAATAGTGTAATAGGAGACAGGTATGGCAGTATCAGAGTTACATAAAGCTAAACTAAGACAGCTAGCATATGAAAGAAATTTTGGCGGAAATCGATACACTCAACAACGAGAGTACACGAATCAAGAGATTAATGATCTCTTTTACAAGTATAGTCATAAAGAAAATAAATTAGAATCTTTGTTTTCAAATAAAATTTTAAAAAATGAATACTGTTGGTTAAATGATTTATCTCGATTCATGTCTAGATATAGCAAGGAAGTTCTATTATTATTAATAAATCCTAGAAAATGTCATACATGTAAGGAAATTCTTACACCTGATAATTACCCTAAATTAACGCGGAAAGCTATCAACTGTATTTATTGTTATCAAAATCAGCGATGGAAAACTAAACAATATAGAGATCCAGAAAAATTAAAATTGGCTGGGGAGAAAATTAGTACTCATATGAAAAAGCTTATGGCAGGTCCCACTGCACAAGAAATAAAAGATAATATTGGTAGGAAAAATTCTATTAATATGAAAAAATATATGCAAACAGAAACTGGCAAACAGCAAAGGGATCGAGTAGCAAAGCATTTAAGCAATTTAATGGTTAATAAAATATTAGCCGGGCATTTCACACCATGTGTTACTAATTCAAGAACACATTGGTCTGCTACGATACAAACAGGTATCGAAATCAAAAAATTTAGAAGCTCTTGGGAAGCATGTTTTTGGTTTTCAAATCAGCATTTATTATACGAATACTATAGAATTCCATACTACGATAAAAATAATAAGAAACGTGCATATGTAGTTGATTTTTTTGATATAAACTCTAAAACAGTATATGAAATTAAACCAATAGCTAGATTTAATGAAGAAATTCACAAAATGACAGAAGCTATAAAATTTTGTATTGCAAATCAAGTCAAATTTATTTGGATAAATGAGAATAATATTATGCAGTACATTGACACAGAGGTATTTAAAGAACATAATCTAAAACAGTTACAAAAGCTTCAAAAAGGTCTCAATGCAAAAGTTAGAAATAAAAAGTATTAAAAAAACAAATACTACTCATCATGTATACGATCTCTCGGTGTCGTCAAATCATAATTTTTTTATAGGAAAATCTGAAATTTTGACGCATAATTGCGATCGTCTATCAATCCAAGCTCAGGATAGTCTCAAAAGTATGATTGAAGAATATAGTGTTATTTGCCGCTGGATTTTAACTACTAATAGACCAAATAAAATAACTGCTCCTTTGCATAGCAGACTGCAAGGTTTTCATATTGAACAGCTTGATCGAGAACAGTTTGTTACAAGAGTTGCAACAATATTGATCAATGAAAATATCGATCTCAAAGAAGAAAATCTTGAAGTATTAGATGAATATGTCAGCGTGACATATCCAGATCTAAGAAAATGTATTAATACTCTCCAGCAAAATTGTAAAAATGGTGAATTAAAGCGTCCAAGCCATACAGGGTCTGGGAGTATGACTGAATATATGGTGCAGGCTGTGAGTTTGTTTAAATCTGGAAAAATACACGAAGCACGCAAGCTAATATGCGCAAATGCCACTGACAATGACTATGAAGAAATTTATCGGTTGCTATATACTAATCTTAATTGGTGGTCAGCTGATGAAGAAGAGCAACATAAGGCCATTGTAATTATAGCTAACAGACTAAAAGATCATGCATTGGTTGCTGATCCAGAAATTAATCTTGCAGCATGTTTGATTGAGCTTAGTATGCTTTAAAATAATCTATATTTGAAAAATATTACAGATTATTATTAATACAGGGTTATACATTATCTTTTATAGTTACAGTTCCTTCTTGTCCAACTAAAATAGATGTATCTGGAAATTCATCTGGATAAAGTTGTTTAGCAAAATATGTGTACGGGGCATATTTAATTATAACATCGTCTATATTGTTAAAATCACTGTAATGTAGTCCAGTAACAAATACAGTAATTGGTGTAATATTTGCATAGCTATATTCAACAATTATGTCATTGTTTCTAGATGAGATAATTTTCCAGTTTACATTGATATCTTGCATTTTATTCCCTTATGTATTATTAATTTAAATTAAAGCAACATTACCGACCATTTCTGTTACAGTAATATATGTAGTACCCGACCCTCCTGAGATTCTATAGTAAGTAGACATAGATGCTCGTATAGGTAACGGATTTGTATTTGGTAAAATATAAGCAGCAACACATCTCATCGGAGCTTCGTGATATGCAAGGTTTGAGAATTGACAAAATGCTGTATTCAAAGGTATCCATGACCCGCCGTCCCAATAGCTTAGTGTCATAGAAACCACAGACGATTGGCTACCTACTGCCGGATTATCGCATTCAATTTTAATTGTATTGCCGGCTCTTTGAGGATTGTAAGTAAATTCTAAGGTATTCCATAAACTAACATTCGCCACCATAGTCTGATATGCTATTTGATTGGGAAATACAGCAGCAGTTGTCTGTACGGTATTATCAGGGAAACGAATGCCACTTTGTCGACTTGCAACATTTGAAATCTGTATATTACCATATACTGCAAGTTGAGAATTGGTAAAACCAGATGTAGATGAAGTTCCAATTCCAACATTTCCACCAGCAACTATTCCATTTCCAACACCAACCCCGCCGGCTACTGTTAACGCACCAGTTATAGTGCTAGTTGCTGCAGTGGAATTAGTAATAGATATATTACCAAATCTACCGCTGTTTGATACTTGTAAGCTACCAGTATTAGTTATAGTGCCGGTCAATGTTGGATTAGCACTTAGCACCATACTTCCAGTGCCAGTAACACTGTTGTCAAGCGTGACACTGCCATATCGTAGTGCACCTGGTAGTTCTAGAGTGCCAGCAGCCGCACCGGTCCAATAGAACAACTGTGCTGTATTGGTTGCAGTCTCTGGTTTAACGGTTAGAAATTTAGTTCCGCCTGTTGCATATACCCTTAAAGAATCAGCATTATTTAAACCTTGAACATTGAGCACTGTAGAGATAGTTGGACTTGCTGATAATACCATACTACCGGTACCAGTTACACTGTTGGCAAGAGTTACACCACCATAGGTTATAGCACTACTGAAGGTTTGTGCAGCACTGAAGGTTTGTGCAATGCTTAATCCTGCAACAGTAAATGTCGAGTCAGGTATAGTAACAGTTCTGTTAGCTGTAGGTGTATTGGATATCTCGTGATAAAATGTACCGGTGGAGTTAAATAAGCGTAATGCACCTGCACCTGTAACCGACAAGGCAAGTTTAGGTTCACCGGCGTTTACACTGGTAAGCACTCGTAATTGACCGCCAGCACTTGTGCTTTCTGCCACAGCCAGAAGTTGAACTTTGTCTCCTCTACCTCCTGCACTACTATCATTGGCTCCGAATAATAGACTTCCTAGTTCAATACCGCCTGACAAGTTAGAAGAGTTCATAAGCCTTATTCTAGGAGGCAAAGTACTGGTCTCAGTACCATATATGTTAATAGCAGCGTTTCTTACTGTGGCTACAGGAACACTAAATCCAACGCCACTGCCACCTACGCTGGTATTGGCAACAGATATTACATCACCTGCAATGTATCGATTACCTTCTCTTACCAGTGTCACAGCGGTTACAGATCCAGAAGCTATTGTTATATTAGCCGTAGCAAGACTACCACTACCACCTGTGAGAGCAACAGCAGTATATGATCCGTCTACATATCCAGATCCGCCTGTTATTGCACCAAATGTAAGTATAGGACCTCTATATGCGTCATCACCAAGCCCGATAGGAACGGTAGGACGAAGTTGAGTGGTTTGAACACTAAATCGGTTAACTCCGCTTACTGTGGTATTTACAGCTACGGTGGAACTGTTGTACCATATACCGCTTGTAAGTGCACCGGTCCAAGTAAAGCTGGGCTGTGTAGCACTGTCTGTTGCTATACCTTGGAATCCGCCATTTGTAAGACTGGTGGCATTAAATGTACCAGAACTTAACACGTCTGTACTTGGATTATAGGTAAGTCCACTGTCAACTCGTATACCAATATTACCCGATGTTGCTTCAACAAATGTAGGATAGAATGCAGCATTGGTTGTTGTGTTGATTACTGATATATTACTTGCATTAAATGCTGTGTTAGCAACACCGAATATTGTGCCACCTACATATAGGTTTCCACCAACACCAACACCACCTGCAACAGTTAATGCGCCAGAGGTTGTGCTTGTAGCTGCAGTGGTATTGGTAACTGATATATTTCCAACAGAAGAACTATTAGTAACTGATAATGAGCTTATTGTAAGCAGTCCAATGTTGCTTACTCTTAACAATGGACTTGCATTTAAATTATTATCGATATCAACAGCAAAATCACCGCCAGTTGCTTGCCCAATAAAAATTGAACCAGTACTATTTCTAAATTCAGCACTTACATTTAACGATGCGGTGCGTTCTATAACAAGCGGAGTAGTATCTGCGCCTGACAACGTCAGTGTATTTCCAGTAGCTTGTCCAATCATTGGTGCTGTCAATGTAGGATTATTAGATAGCACCATGCTACCTGTACCAGTAACACTATTGCTAAGTGTCACACCACCATAAGTTAATGCACCATTAAGATGTAATAATGAAACAGGGACGGTTGTACCAATACCAACTAATCCTGTCGAGGTGATTCGCATTCTTTCATCAATAACTGCATCACCAGCAGTGTTAGTTGCAAAAGCCAATGCGCCGCCAAGTCCTGCTACATTATAATTTGTATAAACACCGTATATACCAGCAAGACGAGCAATGTTTGAGGTGGCATTAGTTCCAATAAAAAATTCAATACCGTTTGTTTGGTTAAGTGCACCACCATTAGAGTTTGAAATTTTAAGAACTGCAGTTGAGTCACCAATAATTGTAGAAGAATCGTTTCTAGCAATAGCAAGTGGATTATCAAAGGTAGATATGCCAACACCTATGTTACCTGCAAAATAAGACTTTGCAGTGCTTAGACTATTGATTGCATATGCATTAACAGCAGTATTACTGTTAATGATAGAATTTTCAATCAGTAGACCTGCACTATAGCTTAATGAATTGTTACCAGCGTATGTTACTGCACCAATTCTAAGACCAAATGCATTGCCATTTCCTCTTCCAGTAATATCAGAAACAGACAGACCGCCAGCTGTTGCACCTGGTTGGCTGCCTAATACATTTGAAATGTCCGTTATAACAAGTCCATATGCTGGACCACTGCCGGGTACATTGTTAGATGTAACGCGGCTAATGATCTGACCATAAGCGGAATAACCTGAACCTCCTGCAGATATACCGTCAATCTGTTGACCAATTGCATTACGAGCAACACTACCTACAGCCACATTGGTGATTGTAGCGCCATACTCACCTTGGATGCTGCCGCCTCCTGGATTAAATATTGGTCCATATGCGCCACCGTCACCCCACACGTCAAAACGTGATCTTGGTGATGATGTACCTATACCAACTTGTCCAGTTACTAGTATATTCGAACCAGCAAATATGTTACCTACTATTCCGACCCCGCCTGCAACTGTTAATGCACCAGTAGTTGAGCTGGTAGATGCAGTGGTATTATTAATAGATAAGTTACCAACAACCAGACTGTTTTGAATAGCAGCATTGCCAGTTAATGACAGTTGATTTGTACTCGGGTTAAATGTTAAGCTACTACCTGCTCTGATACCGATGTTACCTGAGGTTGCTTCGACAAATGCAGGATAAAATGTTGCATTGGAGGATGTATTGGTTACAGATACATTACTTGCGTTAAATGCGGTGTTAGCAACACCAAATATTCTTCCACCTACATAGATATTGCCTCCAATACCAATACCGCCTGCGCCTTGTATAATTAAAGCACCAGTTGATGTTGATATTGACGGGGTAGGTGTATTGCTTGCACTGCCTATGGTAATATTTCCAAATGAAGCATCACCTAGTGCGCCGGCATAAATTCCAGTGGTACTACCAGCAGAGGCATTGCTGATATAGACAAATTGGCCTGTTGAATTTTGCCAACCAATAAATCCGTATCTATCTCCGCCGCCGGAGTAATAATGATACTCGAGACCTCTATCATAGCTATCTGGTGTTGTGAGTGGTGTACCATTTGGACCTGTTCCAATTGCAACTGCAGGATCTTCAATAACAGCGACATTGGTATTAATATAAGTAACGTTACCATTTACAATTAAATTCCCGGCAACATATAAGCTGCCGCCAATACCAGCTCCTCCCGCTACTGTTAGTGCACCAGTTGAAGTACTTGTTGCTGCAGTAGTACTTGTAATATTTACATTACCAGAAAATGTTCCGTTTGTGGTTGATAGAGCTCCAACAAGTGTTAATGCACCAGCTCCGGTTAACGTAGCTCCTAGAGTTGTTCCACCGTACCATTTAAAAGATCGACCGGCATCAGGAACACTAAACCATAGTGTGCTGCTGTCAATACCCAACGCATAGTCAACTGCCGCTGCAGTTATAGCAGGATATAATACTAATTTTGTACCTGCACTGCGAGTGGTAAATGCTGGTGGTGCGACGCCGTTTGTATTCCAATCAATTCTATTACCTGTTCCATTGAGATAAATCTGTCCGCCACCTTCGGCAGTGTTATTTGTTAATGTGGATATTATTTGTCCTGGAAAGCTAGTGCTATTTGGTGTAACTGTTAGGCTAAGGGTTGGTTCGCCTGCATTCAAGCTGGTATATACTCGTAGAGTTCCTCCACCTGAAGAACCTGCTGCTACTCCTTGAAGCCAAACTTTATCGCCTCTACCGCCAGTGGCAGCGTCATTAGCTCCGAATAACACAGTTCCTAGTTCTTGTCCGCCGCCTAAGGTAGTGTCAGTATTCATAAGCCTAATTCGAGGTGGCAAGGTACCAGATGTAGAACCATATATATTAATAGCTGCGGTTCTTACAGTGGATACCGGAACACTAAATCCAGTTCCACTACCCCCTACACCAGTATTAGCAACCGATAATACATCGCCTGCAATGTATCGGCCACCTTCTGCTACTAGTGTAACACTTGATACAGAGCTATTTGTTACTGTTATGTTAGCCGATGCTATAGAGCCGTTACCTCCTGTAAGAGCAACAGCCGTATATGAGCCATCGACGTAGCCAGATCCGCCTGTGATTGCACCAAATGTAAGGATAGGTCCTCTATATGCATCATCGCCTAACCCAATAGGAACTGTAGGGCGAAGTTGGGTGGTTTGTACACTAAAACGATTAGTGCCACTTACTGTAGTATTTACAGAAATTGTAGAGCTGTCATAATATAATCCACTTGTAAGTCCACCAGTCCACGTAAAGCTCGGTTGTGTGGCACTATCCGTTGCTATGCCCTGAAATCCGCCATTCGTAAGACTGGTAGCATTAAATGTACCGGCATTAAACACATCTGTATTTGGGTTATAAGTAAGTCCAACATCTGCTCTAATACTAATATTGCCAGTGGTTGCTTCAACAAATGTAGGATAGAACGTTGCGTTTGTAGTAGTGTTAAATACCGATACATTGCTTGCATTAAATGATGTGTTAGCAACACCAAATATTGTTCCGCCTACATATAAATTACCACCAATGCCAACACCCCCTGCCACAGTTAATGCACCTGTTGTGCTACTAGTTGCTGCAGTGGAGTTAGTAATAGCTATATTACCAGCAGATATGCTGTTTTGTATGGCAGCATTTCCTATTAATGATATCTGATTTGTACTAGGATTAAACGTAAACACCGGATCTGTTCTAAGTCCAATATTACCTGTTGTTGCTTCAACAAAAGCAGGATAGAATGTTGCATTTGTAGTAGTGCTAGTTACGGACAAGTTACTTGCATTAAATGCCGTGTTAGCAACACCAAATATTCTTCCACCTACATAGACATTTCCTGCTATTCCCGCACCACCTGCTACTATTAATGCACCAGATGTTGTGCTGGTTGCAGCAGTAGAATTGGTAATAGATAGATTGGCAATTTGTGTGGCTTCGGTAATTCTAACATTACCCCATACCTCTAGCCTTGCACGAGGAGGAAATGTACCGACACCTACTCTACCAATTCCATCAACAATAAACGGAGTTGTATCATTGGCGCTGTCGCTGACAATCAACGAATTCCCTGATCCATCTTGACGTATTCTTACAGTATCAGTTGTGTTATTTGCGTAAACTCTAAGAACAGATCTAACTAGATCGCTGGTACCAATACCGATATTACTTGTTATATATGCATTGCTAGCCCAGATATTACCGGCGACACCAATGCCACCGGCTACTCTTAATGCACCTGTAATTGTACTAGTAGAAGATGTAGTATTGGTAACTGATATATTACCTGCCCATAGACTACCCGTGGTATATATATTTCCTCTTACATCAACTCGTTGAGTTGGCGATGCAATACCTATGCCAAAATTACCAGTAATATTATCAAAGAACAATTGATTGGTCGGAGCAAGTCTTACGTTACCACTGGTGCTGTATAAAATAGATCCACTAACCGGTGTAAGGTCGGAACTAGTACCACCTCGACTCATTGGCAACTGGCCGGTGGTTATAGTTGTATTTGATAGATTAACTGCACCCCATAATAACTCACTACCGTTAGTAGTTAATATCTTGTCTATACTACCAATCGGAAGTTTACCAAGTAACAACGAGTCGTTTGTTCCATAGAGAAGATCTCCATTGCTAATAGAGGTAAATCCAGTTCCGCCGACGTCAACATTAATTACTCGACCTGCCCATTCAGCTCCTTTAATTCTGTTTGTCGACGGATTATACGTATACTCAGTATCAGCACGAATAACTGAACTACCGGCAACTGTATCTACAAACGGAACATAATAATCATTATTATTAGCTGAGCTATCAACAATAATAACATTTGCGATATTTCCACTGTTTAAAATAGAGCCATCTGGGAACCGAATTGAACTTTGTCTGCCAGAAACATTTGATATCTGTATATTTCCGTAAACTGCTAATGCCGCATTAGTAAAACCTACAGTCGATGAAGTACCAATTCCAATGTTTCCTCCAGCAATTATACCGTTTGCAATACCTGCTCCCCCTGATACAATTAACGCACCGGTTGTGCTGCTAGTTGATGCTGTAGAATTAGTAATGGATAAATTTCCAAACCTACCACTATTTTGTATCCAAGCATTACCTGTAAGAGATAGCTGATTTGTGCTTGGATTAAACGTCCACATGCTATCTGCACGTATACTAATATTTCCTGTAGTTGCCTCGACAAAAGTAGGATAGAAAGTTGCGTTAGTAGTTGTATCAACTACTGCAATATTACTGGCACTAAATGCCGACCCAGATGCAGCAGTAGCCTGAAATGTACCATCAGAGAAAACAACACCACCAATTGTTGATGTGTTTCCAATACGTATATTGCCAAATACATGTAACGGCGATAATGGGGTTGCTGTACCAACACCAACATTTCCGCCAAATGCAGAAAGACTTACATTACCACTTGCATCAACATTGATAATAGGTATTCCAGAAATATCATTTACTGAGAAAATTGACCCAGATGTAACGTTATTAGAAATACTGAATAGTTGTCCAGTAATATTTTCAAAACTTAAACTGTTATCGTCGGTGACACGCAGAGTCATTGGTACATTAGCATTACCTGTGAAAACAACGTTTGGCTGTCCAGGTAGGTTTCTATTTGGTATGATAACTATGTTTTTGTCACTATTGGCCATTTCTCAATCCTTGTACTCGATATTTATCGGTTATTAGCAGACAATTCACAGTTATTGGTATAAATCATAGTCCAAATCTTCCTCGAGTTGCATTAAAAAGATGTGTTATTTCATTATTTGATAGAGCTCTGTTATATAACATTCCTGTTGCTACGTAGCCCCACGGTTGATTATTGCTACTATCACCTAAATTTCCTAACCAAACGTGCACTCCTCCGGCTACACTATAGGCTATCGTATTTCCTACTGGAACATCATTAACAAACAGAGAACTAGACCCACCTGATGATGTAATAGTCCACATTGTCCATTTAGCTTCGAGCTCGGCTGTGATAATATTATATCCAAATGATCTAAAAGTTCCACTGATCCACATGCCTGCTAGACCTGTGGTTTTTTGTATTAAAAAAGGATGATTACCGGTTGCCGATGAATGTCTCCATAATGTTCTCCAAGTTGATACCTGCGAATCCAACAAACATCTAGCCCATGATACCATAGTGTATGATGCCGGCAATGTGTAATTAACAGACGTTCGTGTTATTACTCTACCAGTAGCTGCGCAGTCAAAACACTGAACTCCATCTTGCGATGTTAGTGCTACACCTGCTGAGAGAGTATGATTAATACGATTTGTTGACAGATCGTTGAAACTGGTTCCAGATCCTGTATAACTGCGTGGATTAATCACGTCCAAGTATAAATCTAACCCAATAATTGGAATTAACGGTCCGTGTCCTAAACTCATATACTAAACCTTCCACGTAATGCATTAAAGTTTTGTACAGTTTCAGCGGCTGTTAAAACTCTATTATAAACTGCTGCTATTGCCAAATCGCCGTTATAATAATATCCTCTAGTACCGCTGTAACCCCCATGTGCCCCTATGCTCATGCCACTGGCATTTGTCGCTACTGTACCAACAGTTGTGCCTGTTCCGGCAACAGATGAGTTAATATAACAAACTTGTGATCCACTGGTAAATGTAAATACCACTTGATACCAGTCTGTTGTATTCATAAAATTAGCTGTGGTTACGGCTATTGTATTCACTATAGTACCTGTGTTTACTCTACAGAAAATAACAGTACCTCCTTGAAAAAGACTATATTGTGTATTAACATTTCCTTTTTCAAACCAAAATCCATTTTGATTTAATGAATTTGTGCGAACCCAAACCATTATACTGAAATTTTGATTGTCCAATGCTGTTGTATTGGTAAATCTAATATATTTATTTGTAACAAAAGAAAAATATCCATCCAAATTGTATACAGGCGCGTTTACTGCTTCTCCAGTGGTAGAGTTTTTCATTAAATCAAAACATGCTGTTCCTGTACCTGGATAGCTCATTGTGTTTTTAGCATCAAAATAAAAAACCATTCCATTTGTCAACACAGATGGTCCAGCAAATGCACTCATAGTCCAAACCTCGATCTAGTTGCTTGAAAATTTTGATATATTTCTTGTGGTGTTAGAAGCCTTGAATATTGTCTAGCTATTGACACTTCTATGTTTGAATACAGATTATCTCTGTTATCTTTGGCAATACTCCACACAGCATTGCCGGCTACACCTAAATCAGTGCTGGTAAATTCAGGAGTATCCAATTCACCGTTTGCATAATAGGTAGCAGTATATCCAGATAACAATACAACTGCCTGAACCCATTCTCCAATGGCCATTGTTTTATTAGATAATATTAAACTGCTGTCGTCCCATCTCCAACCAAACTTTCCTGTTCCGGTTGTTGTGCGCAATATACCACTGGAACCATTTCGATCGCCCCAGATAGCCATTCCAGCTAATGATAAAAATCGAAACCATATTTCAACAGTGCGGGTTGGTGATGCACTCCACGTAATGTTTAGTGCGCTGCTGCCTATATCAGCATGTTGATTGATACCATCAAATACAAAAGTTGATCCTGTAAACGTAGGAGTATTAAGTAAATTAAGACCGGATGTAACACCTGATATGTCTGTCCAGGTATCACCGGTACCTGGATAACTTCGTTGATTAGCCGCATCGACACAGAACAATAATCCATTTGTTACAGCAGACGGTCCGTACGCAACCGACATATTAAATCTCCACCTTAAGTTTTGGTACGTCTTTTCTTTCTGCGTAAACAGTGTAAAAACATTTGATAGATTTTAGCCAACTTGAGCTGGCCACTGTTACGGTTTCAGCACTGATATTTTTTACATATAAACTCTGTGCCGACCCATATGGTGTTAGATGTACCGTGATTGTGTCAGGATCAACTAGATGTTCCCAATACGCAGGTAGATCTATAACATCATCTCCGTCAAGTTTGCCTCTGATATACACACCATTTTCTGGACCTTCCAAGCTGGCATATTGTAGCTTCATGCCGGAGCGTGTTGGATGAGGTATTACGAAGCTCTTGGTTGTTGCTGCAAGACCGCCGTTTACAGTTAGTATATATCCGCTGACTGGAACAGTTGTACCTATTCCAACATTGCCGTTAACAAATATTTCTGAACCGGCAAATACATTACCTGCAATTCCAACTCCGCCTGCTACGGTTAATGCTCCGGTTGTTGTGGAGGTAGATACCGTGGTATTGGTAACGGATATATTACCAACCCATGCACCGCTTGCAGTATAAACATTGCCTATCACAGTTAATTGTGCCTGTCCATAGACTGAACTTGTTCCGATACCTACTTGACCTGCAGGATTTACAAAGAACGTTGCACCGGTATATACTCCTGCACTTCCGCTTACAGCTGGTCCTACTGCAAATGTTCCATCTACTGCTGTTTTTAATTGATAACCAGCCATACCGGCGTTTGCACCGGCAGTTCCAGATGCTGCCCAACGAAATCCACCATAGCTACCCGCAAAATAGAGGAGACCGGCAGCACCGGTACGACGATATGCAAACTTTGATCCGTCGTAATAAACGTTTTCTCCAATGTGTGAATTGTTTAACGCATATGACTGAAACTCAAAAGAACCTGTGATGATATTTGGACGTGTAGTGTTAAAGGTACCAACGTCGAGTAATGTATTTGGAATAGTGGTTCCGATACCCACATACCCAACCGAACTAATTCTCATTTTTTCACTTGAATTGGTAGCAAATCCTAGTGTATTAGCAGTTGGTAACCATATACCATTTGGCGGTGCATTTGATCCGGTAACGTTTACGTTAGCTCCATTAATACTTCCGTCAACAAACAGGTTACTTGAAACACCAACACCACCGGCTACGGTTAATGCTCCAGTTGTGCTACTAGTAGATGCAGTTGTATTGGTTATAGATAGATTACCAATTTGTGCGCTATTGGCAATACGTACATTTCCTGCAACATCTAATATTTGTGACGGAACAGTGGTTCCAATGCCAATTCTACCGTCGCTTCGTAGTGTTAAAACATTAGTGAGGTCACTTGGCAAAGTATTAGATAGCTTGATGTCTAGCTGAGTTCTAGCCCATACGCTGTCAAATCCCCATGCCGACATGTCAAACATTGCAAGCCCGGCATACACGACGCCGCTTTGGCCGCTTCTAGATAATACCATTACATTGCTTTGTGCGCTGCGTTGATTTGTGACCTTAGAAGTGATAATAGCACCGACATTGCTAAATGTAACAGAACCTGTATCAGTCAGGTTATTACCGCTGTGTAGCGTAGCTAGTGGGTTTGTAACTCTAATTCCTACATTTCCACTTGAATTGATACGCATACTCTCTGTACTTTTGGTTGAAAATCCTAGTGTATCAGCGACTGGTAACCAAATACCGTTTGGAGGAGCATTTGATCCAGTAACATTTACGTTAGCTCCATTAATACTTCCGCCAACAAACAAGTTACCTGCGACACCAATACCACCGGCTACAGTTAATGCACCAGTGGACGAATTGGTAGATATACTAGTATTAGTAACCGATATGTTCCCGACAGATACACTATTTTGAATAGCAGCATTACCTGTTAATGTTAATTGATTTGCGCCCGGATTAAAGGTAAACATAGGATCTGTTCTAATACCAATGTTACCGTTAGTTGCTTCGACGAAAGTAGGATAGAATGTTGCATTTGTAATAGTACTGGTTACAGATATATTGCTTGCGTTAAATGCTGTGTTGGCAACGCCAAATATTCGCCCGCCTACATATAAGTTTCCACCTACGCCAATTCCACCATTTCCTTGAATAATCAATGCGCCAGTTGATGTAGATGTAGATGGATTAGGTGTATTGCTTGCACTGCCGATCGTAATATTTCCAAATGCAGAGTCACCTAATGCTCCTGCATAAACTCCAGTTGTACTACCCGCTGTAGCATTGCTAATATAAACAAATTGCCCTGTGCTATTTTGCCAACCAATAAACCCGTATCTATCTCCGCCGTTGGCGTAATAATGATATTCGAGACCTCGATCATAGCTATCTGAGGTTGTCAGAGGTTCTCCATTTGGTCCTGTGCCGATAGCCACCGACGGATCTTCAATTACTGTAATATTTGAGTTGATATAACTAACATTACCATTTACAATTAGGTTACCAGCAACATATAAATTACCGCTAATACCAACACCACCTGCAACTGTTAATGCACCAGTTGTTGTACTAGTTGCTGCAGTAGAATTGGTAATAGATATATTACCAATCCATGCACTATTTCCAGTGTAAACATTGCCTAACACAGTTAATTGTGCTGATCCATATACTGAGCTAGTACCAATACCAACTTTCCCCTGTACTGCTAATCCATCAGCCGGCGCCGCAGCTGACGATACGCCAGCATAGTTACGACCTATTACCTGATTCCCATAAACATCAACATTGTTAGTTGCTGCCGATCCGCCGCCTGCACCAACCCACAACCTACCGTTTCGTAGGTACATTACATTATACCCACTAAGTACGCTGTAACCATTACCATTAATTGACCATGCGTATCCAGCTGAAAGATTATCAACATAAAATTGCATATAACCACTGCTAGCACCAATACCGACATTTGATATGCCTTCACGGTTCATTGCTATCCAAAGTCCTGCATCTGAATTTGGTTTAGCTAGAATTAGATTTGTACTTGTGCCACGTAAGCTAGGATTACTTGTTCCAATACCCACTTGACCACTGACTATCATGGTATTTGCACTAGTGGTTATATTACCTGCATAGTTACCAATAGCTACACCACCTAATACATCAAGTGCATTGGTACCAGTAGATGTACCAATACTCAGTCCTCCAGTTGATGTTAATCTCATTCTTTCGGTTGAATTAGTTACAAATCCTAGTGTATTTGTAGTAGGCAGATATAAACCATTAGTAGGTAGATTTGCGCCAGTAACATTAAGGTTAGCTCCTTGTACCTGACCATCAGCAATCATGCTACCTGCAACACCGACACCACCTGCAACTGTAAGAGCACCAGTTGTTGTACTAGTTGCTGCAGTAGAATTGGTAATAGATATATTACCGGCCCAGATACTTGCAGTGGTATATATATTTCCCCTTACATCTAACCGTTGTGTTGGGGATGCTGTACCAAGGCCAAAATTACCACTAACATTATCAAAAAATAACTGATTAGTTGGAGCAAGTCTTACATTACCGCTGGTACTATATAAAATAGATCCGCTAACTGGTGTAAGATCTGAACTTGTACCACCTCGGCTCATTGGCAGTTGTCCGGCGGTAATACTTAGATTTGATAGATTAACTGCACCCCAGAATAATTCACTTCCATTTGTGGTTAGTATTTTATCTATAGTGCCAATTGGTAATTTGCCAAGAAGTAGAGAGTCATTTGTTCCGTATAATAGATCGCCGTTGTTTACAGTTGTAAATCCAGTGCCACCAACATCTACGTTAATTACTTTACCAGCCCATTCAGCTCCTTTAATTCTGTTTGTTGATGGATTATAAACATATTCGGAATCTGCACGTAGAACTGAGCTGCCGGATACAGTATCTACAAACGGAACATAATAATCATTATTATTAGTTGAGCTATCAACAATAACAACATTTGCTATATTTGCGCTGTTTAGTATAGATCCGTCTGGGAAACGAATTGAACTTTGTCGTCCGGCTACATTAGATATTTGTATGTTTCCAAAAACGGCAAATGTAGCATCATTATATCCAACAGTTGATGACGTACCGATGCCAACATTACCATTGAAATTTGCCCGCCATCCTGATAGTTGTCCTGCAACACTGGCATTTTGCAGAATTTGCACATCGCCAGATATTAAAGCATTACCAACTAGGTCAAACCTACTGTTATTACCCAAATCAAATTGATAAACTACACATGCACCGGCTCCTGTTCCAGTATCATTAGTAATGTAGATTGCACTGCCATCCGGTTTTAAATATGTTCCGGTTGGCGCTGTAATATTTGAAACCATGCTTGGTAGGCTAAACTGTGTTCGATGTCTTGCAGTAGTTAGTGCCCACGGTTCTGATAAATCATATACATTAATTTCATCACCATTAGAGCCTATTATCAACATAGTTGCGCCATCTGACGTAAAAGTTATACTAGTAGGTGTTAATTCTTGCGAAGCAATTGAAAGAGAACTAACAACAGTATTTGATATACCTGCCAATGTCCACTGCGTGGCAGGTTTAAATTCTACGACGCTTCGCGGATTTGTACCTATGGTTCCCGCAAATACAACAAAAAGAGAAGTACCATCTGGTTTCCAATAAATCTGTCTTGGTGCGTTATTACTGCTGGTTATAATAATACTAGACCCACTGTAAGACAAAGATGACGACGACACATTCCATGGAATTGATAGATTATATTCGTATATACCAGTATTGTTGCCTGTCATCCACATCTTAGTACCAGTTGGATCAAAATACACTCCAACCGGATCACCATTTTGTGCAGCTAGTGACGGTGATGATCCTGCAAAGGTTGCAGTCGAAATATCCCAGGGAGTATCAAGATTATAATAATCAACAACATTTCCAGATGTACCGATGAGATAAAATATTTTACCATCAGGACTAAAAAATATATTAAAAGGATTTGCTTCTTGACCACTAACATCCAGTGATTTACCTGTATATACTAGAGTGTTACTGGTTAACACATTTGATATAATTTGCTTACCTGCAACATAAAGAGTTGATGCAGGCAGCGAAGTACCAATACCAACACTGCCGCTGATAATAGCCCCATTGGCTATGGGTGTAGATTGTAGTGTGTATGAGCCTACAACGAGATTAGACGATACTTGTAGACCGTTTTTGACTATAAAGTCGGTGTTATTGGCCATATGATTTCCCTTTCCATCACTGCCATAATTGATTTATTACGTATTTATGTTAATCAACACCCAACTTTTAAATTTCAATCGATGTTCTAATCAATTTTACAGTTTTATTGGTTGCTGCAATTGGTGTAAAGGTAAGAGATAACGTACCGGTTGCTATAGACGCATCAAATGTTCCTAGCCCGTTTGGATTTGTTATATTACTGCTATACATTATGTTGTATTCAGTTTTATAAACAGTGGTACCATCGTGCATTACAGTAATTTGAACAATATGATATTGAGAATTGGTATTGTCTGTAATTTGGATCATATAATGTGCAGTACGATATACAGCAATAGGCCAGCTATCAAGTATTTTATCTCCAGTCGTCCCAAATGCTGTAACATTACCATTTAATATAAATGCATTGCCAGAAACTGATGTATTACTAATGACCTTGTCAACTGTAATTGTACCAGCAGCATATATGTTACCGCCAATTCCTGCACCACCTGCTACAACTAATGCACCAGTTGATGTACTAGTAGAAGCTGTGGTATTTGTAACTGAAATATTTCCAGCCCATACACTGTTAGCAACATAAACGTTACCTCTTACACCAACTCCTCCAGCTACTGTTAGTGCGCCTGTTGTGCTACTGGTTGCAGCAGTGGTGTTATTAATGGACATATTACCTGCCCAAACACTGCTCGGTGTAAAGATGTTACCTGTTGCTCCAATACCACCTGCTACTGTTAATGCCCCAGTGGTAGAAGATGTAGTTGCAGTGGTATTTGTAACCGAAATATTTCCAACCCATACGCTCGATGGCGTAAAGATATTGCCTGCAATTCCCGCACCGCCCCTGACAAGTAAGGCACCGGTTGTACTGCTGGTTGTCGGTGTTGTGTTAGTAATAGATGCATTTCCAAACCATGCACTGCTTGGAGTAAAAATGTTACCTGCAATTCCAGCACCACCTCTAACAAGTAAGGCACCGGTTGTACTGCTGGTTGTCGGTGTTGTATTGGTGATTGATGCATTACCTGCCCATAAACTAGTAGATGTAAAGATATTACCAGCTGTTCCAATACCTCCAGTAACTATCAGTGCACCTGTGTTATTTGATATAGTAGGAGTTGCATTGGCTATGAAAAGACTACCGTGTGTGGCACCTGCAGATGTAAACAAGTTACCAGATATTCCAACACCGCCTACAACTACAAGAGCACCAGTTGTGCTACTTGTAGATGGAGTTGAATTGTTAATTGATACGTTTCCAAACCATGCACTACTTGGTGTAAAGATATTACCAGAAAGTCCAATACCACCTGTAACTACTAGTGCTCCTGTAGTAGAAGAAGTAGTTGTGTTAGAACTTGTTATAGTAGCATTATTCAACCATGTCCATCCACCGGCGTATAGGTTGCCAGATATTCCTACACCACCAGCTACTGTTAGTGCTCCAGATGTTGTACTGATTGCAGGTGTTGTATTAGTAACAGATATATTACCTGCCCATACACTTGATGGAGTAAAGATATTACCGGCAATTCCTGCACCACCTGCAACTATCAGCGCTCCACTTGTACTATTAGTAGTTGATGTTGTATTGGTAATAGACGCGTTACCTGCCCATAAGCTAGTAGATGTAAAGATATTACCAGCTGTACCAATACCACCTACAACTACAAGAGCACCAGTTGCATTACTAGTTGTTGCAGTAGCATTTGTAATAGATGCGTTACCTGCCCATAAACTTGTGGATGTAAAGATAGCTCCTGCTGTACCAATACCACCTGTTACTACCAGTGCCCCTGTTGTAGGGCTAACTGTAGCAGTTGCATTTGTGATAGATAGATTACCAATCCACGCGCTAGATGGTGTAAAGATGTTACCTGCAATCCCAACACCGCCTCTAACAATTAAGGCACCAGTTGTACTGCTAGTTGTTGGTGTTGTATTGGTAATAGATGCATTTCCAGCCCATAAGCTAGTAGATGTAAAGATATTACCTGCTGTACCAATACCACCTGTTACTACTAATGCACCTGTTGTATTGCTGGTTGTTGCAGTTGCATTTGTAATTGAAATATTACCAAATCGACCGCCGTTCTGTACATATGCACTACCGATAAGAGATAGTATTCCAGTACCAGGATTGTATGTAAGTGCAGTGTTAGTTCTAGCTGTGAGATTTCCAGAAGTCGCTTCAAAAAATGCAGGGTAGAATGTAGCATTAGTTGATACAGCGGTTACAGTTAGATTGCTTGCATTAATAGAAGTGTTAACAACACCAAATATTGTTCCACCAACATAAATGTTCCCGCCTACACCAATACCACCTGTGCCTTGTATAACTAATGCACCAGTTGAGGTTGATATTGACGGTTTAGGAGTGTTAAGTGCACTGCCAATAACTACGTTACCAAATGCACCGTCACCCAATGCTCCAGAATATATACCGGTACTGTTACCAGCAGTTGCATTAGCAATAAAGACAAATTGTCCTGTGTTATTTTGCCAACCAATAAATCCATATCTGTCACCACCGCCGGCATAATAGTGATATTCTAATCCTCTATCATAGCTATCTGGAGTGGTTAGTGGTGTACCATTTGGGCCTGTGCCAATTGCAATTGAAGGATCTTCTATAACAGCAACATTGGTATTAATGTAGCTGACATTACCATTTACAATTAAGTTTCCAGAAACAAGAAGATTTCCTCCGATTGTAGCCGAGTTACCTACATATAAACTCTTAGCAATACCAACTCCGCCGGCAACAACAAGAGAACCAGTTGTAGTGCTAGTTGCATCGACAGTACCATTTATTATTACAGATGTATTACTGGTAAGTCCTTGTACGTTTGCAGCAGTTGTAGCATTTAAATATGATGTCTTTACAAATGTATTGCTGGTAATATCATTAGCAATTACGGATGTAACAAAATTTGAAACACCTGACTGAACATATAACCCACCAGCAACAATGTTAGCACCATTTCTAATAACTACGTTGCCATTTACATCTAGGTATCCAGTAGGACTACTGGTATTAATACCTAATCTACCGTTAGTGTTATTCCAGTACAATGCAGCAGGATTTGTAATAGCCATTGCGGTTGATGTACTGTATACCATTCCTCCAGCAGCAGCAGTTAATGCAGCATTAGTTCCGCCGTTTGCTAATGGTAATATCCCAGATACATCAGTAGTCAACGCTACTTGGCTAAATGTAATAGATGTTCCATCAGTTCTTAAAACTCGGTTAGCTGTTGTACCGGATGTCCATTGAGGTGATCCAGTAGCACCTGTAACCATTGCTGATGTTGTACTTGTAAGCAGAGTTGACATAGAAACGGTATTACCGCTACCATATAACAATGCATATTGTGGAATGCTAGGCGTACCTGTGCCGCCATTTGCAACTTGTAAAGTTCCTGTAATACCAAATTGCGCATTAACTTTACTAAAACTTAGTGCACCACCTCCGACATTAGTAGTTAGATATGTGTATGGACCACCGGTTACAGCCGTTGGACCACCGTTGTTATCAAATACCACAGCAGCATTTGTGTTACTGGTAAGGCTGCTCATTACCAATCCGTTACTGGCAGTAATCACTACTGCGTTACCAGAAAACGCCGAGGCGTTAGTACCACCGTTTACAATTGCCAGTTTGCCACTGACCATAGTGCTAACATCAAGCTTACCCCATTCAGGTGCATCACCTGCAGTATTAGTGATTAACACATTTCCGTATGGTTTGATATTTAATCTCTCTAATGTTGAACCACTGTTAGCTTTGTATAGGATTTGACCATTGCTCCACCCACTTGAATCTAATCCGGTTCCTCCATAACTTAATTCAACTGGCGATCCATACCAAGTACCAACTGTTACTGCACCGTCAGATGATATAACAAATTTTTCTGAAAGACTTGAATTAATAAATTTTAAAAATTGTCCGTCAGATTTAACCTGTATAGAATTCTGAGACGCATCTGCAACAATAGAAAGCTTTGAACTAGGTGAGCTATCACCGATGCCAATGTTGCCAGAAACTACTAAACTGTTATCTGGTACAGAAACTGCAGTCGACCATCCAAGTGCAGCATTTCCGTTAATAGTAAGAGTAGCAGAAGGTTGTGTATTTCCAATTCCAACTCTACCAGATTGAGTTACAACCAAGGTTGGTAAATTTGGGGACTGTGCTCCGGTAAAATATCCATAGTTATTAACAGGATCATAGCCTACAATTAAGTTGCTGCCTACTGGAGAATTATTTCCAATTTGTATTTCATAATTTGTTCCATTTCTGGAAGAAAATACCGCAGGCCCGTCTGTGCCTACTACATGGAAAATATATTTGGCTTCTGATGTTCCAATACCAACATGGCTATTACTGGTATGAAAAGTAAAGAGAGAACTGCCACCAAATCCGGTACCAGTGTTATACTGAACGCTGTTAACCGGTCCACCGGCTGGTGTGCTATAACTTGCTGCGCTGGTTGCTTGATATGTGCCGTCTGGAAAGTAAATTCCGCTTATAGTACCTGCAACATTGGTAATTTGTATATTACCCACAACATGTAATTTTTGTGTGGGAATCGCTGTGCCAATACCTACGTTACCGCTTACAATCATACCATTAATAGGTGCTGCGTTAGCTAGTGTATAACTACCGACCACCACATTACTGGTTACTTGCAAGCCATTTCTTAGAATAAAATCAACAGGATTAGCCATAAAAAAACCTCAATAAAGAACCACAGTTCATGCTCTATGTTACTCTATTTATCATTTTTTAATTTTAGAGTTGACTTGTACTATTATGGCTCAATACTTGTTCGTATTACCTTGATGTTTTTATCACTTATATAAAAAGGACTAAAATTTAACTCTACATTACCACTGTTGACTACGCAGTCAAATTCACCAAGTTTTTGCTGAGTTACCACAATATTATATTCACTTTTAAAAGCTTTAATTCCATCATGTATAATCATTATTTGACTGGTATGATACCAACTGTAATCGTTGTCTGTTACCTGAACAATATAATGACAACTTCTATAATCAACAGCAGGAAAACTATCTAGTACAACTGTACTGAGATCAGAAACGCTGGTATCTGTACTTTCATACCCAACATCTTTAATTTGTAGAGTAGAGCGAGGATTGTTAGTTCCTATTCCTAACCGAGCAGTTGAATTATCAAAATATAAATTTATAGAGCTGCCAAAGTTACCATTATCATAAAATTGAACGTAGCCTTGGTTTCCGCTGGGAGAAATAGTTACAGCTTTGGTGGTTTGATGTGTGCCATCTGCAAAGATGTAACCAGAATTGGTACCCGAAACCGATACATTACCTATTACTGACAGTGGATTTTCTGGTAAACCGGTTCCAATTCCTACTTTATTATCAATTATAAAAACATTACCGGCTGTGTTAATATCAGTTGACGATGCAGCAACAATCACTTGGCCGGTTGATGCACCTTGTTTTCTAAGATATTCTATGTCTAAATATTTAACTACCATTGATATGCTACTTTATAAGATATTATGTAGCAATATTTATGCTATTATACTAATTGAAACTATTACTAGAAAGTATTAATTTTTAACCAATGAATTGTTGTTGATGGTTCAAGAGCATGAATAGAATGTATTTCATTTAATTCAATATTTGCTGTTTCTCCAGGACCAAGTTCAATATCACCTTGGTAATCTCTTTTTACCAAAACACGTCCTTCCACACATTCTATATTATGAAGATTTTGTTCAGTGTTATGCTGATGGTGGTAAAATACACCATCGGTTGAAAACTTATAAGTTGTACCAGCGACAATCATACCTGTGGAATTATCAGGTAAATCAGTTCCTAGTAGCCTAGTTGGTATATCCGGCGGATTTATCAATGAGCTAATATCATAATTAAGTGAACGGCCGTCTTCAAACGTTACCGTTACGGTTTTATCAGTATGATGTGTGATTATCCAATTATCCATTTGTAACTCCTTGTAATGTTCCAGCAGCAATTATAGATATTTTAGAATAGCCAACGATAGAATACCCTGGCGATCCACCTGCAGCACCAGAAAATGCGTAATTATAAACATCTGGAACATTGCTAAATCCAGATAACCCTGCTGATCCTGCTTGTGCCCAGGTACCACCGTTTCCGCCATTTCCTCCATATGTTGGAAAACCACTAACATAGCCGCCAGGTCCACCTGCTCCTGCCCCAAGTGTAGTACCATTGTTTCCGGGTCCTAAAGTATACGGAGCTCCGGCATAATATGCCGGTCCAACAAAATCTTCGTAACCGACTCCACAAGGTCCGCCGGTGCCACCAATGTTTCCTTGGCCACCTCCGCCACCGCCACCTCCAGGATAAACAACTGAATTGCCATACGTACCCGGATCACCACCATATTCGTATCCAGCAGCGCCGCCGCCACCGCCGCCACCGCCACCTGCGCGAATAGTACCAACATTGTTTAATTTAAATACAAATCCGCTTACTGCATTAGCATTTAGTGCGTTACCTCCTGTAGAACCTTGTGCTGCAGGATACCAAGAATATGGATTGTCTGGTCTGCCACGACCACCAGTTCCGCCTGCACCACCAGCGCCACTAATATAACCGTTGTTAGTTAGAGTAACTATAGAACCTGCAGGAAATGTACCCACTGTTAGACCATAATTAGAGGTATTAGATGCATAACAATCTATACCTGAATTAATTGTAGCTTCTACGTGTCCATAGCCTGAATAACCAGCGGCATTTGCCAGAGTTCTAAGATTTGCATTTATTTGGTTGGTTGAAATTGTAAATTTAAATACTTTAGCAGCCGCTAAGCTTGCTCTAGCAACACCCATGACCATTAGAAGTTTAGTCCTCCAACAAACCCAAGCCACGAAGTACCACCGTCATATGTGATAAATGTAATCACATCGATCTTACCATTAGTATATGTTAATGTCGGTGCTGTTCCGCCAGGCCATTTTACAGAAGCTGGCCAAGTTATTTTGTATGATGGACCTTGGTTTAGAATTAATAAAGTAAATGATTGAGGACGAGTTCCGCCTTCTGGATTAGAAATTGTTAAGGTATTAACTGCCGCACTCATAGTTAATACCCAAACTGTACCAAGTGTAAGGTCAATGGTTACAGCATTGCTTACAGGTGAAACGTCTGTGCGAGTTTCTACTATACTCGAACCCAAATCAATTGTTTCTGATATAGTTGCAGGTCCACCAACTACTATATTACCTGTTATTGCTAGATCACCATCTTTTGACAACTGAAATATTGGAGTAGTAGGGGATGATAAATTTGAAATAGCCAATGTTCCGCGGTTAACTCCGCCGATCATCTTAATATACATAACATGGTTAGTACCAGCAGTAACCATAGACAATTTTAGCAAATTAGATCTTCCGTTGCCGTCGGGTTGACCTTCGATTGTTAATACCTGTGAACTTTGTGCAATACTACTTCTGATAACATGTTCACCTGCGTTAGTATCTAATTTTGTAGGACCATTTCTAACATCTAACTTGTAAGATGTTTGTGGTGTATTATATCCGATGGATAATGTACCTAGATTTGAAATAATAACTTGGTTATTTGTTCTGCCATTAATTGCAAAGTAGATGGCATTACTACCCTCTGTTGCAATTGTCATATCACCTGAACTTGACACCAAGAATAATTTAGTGTTGTTGTGCTGTAGATACCCACCTAACGTATTACCTGATTTATGTAATGCTAGAGAAGAACCTGCACTACCGTACACTGTAATAGCAGGACGGTTTAGTATTGCAAGACTAGAAACTGTACTAGTTCCAATACTCAAGTTGCTCCTGCTATCTATTCTCATGGTTTCTGTTGGACCACTAGAACTAAAAGAAATATAGCTAGTTGGAAGAGTTGGATTATATATATCTAGTATGCCATCTTGTTTTAGTTGAACATAGCCAGTATATGTTCCAGACGTTAAACGAACCTTAGCATCTTGTGTTGACGGGCTATGAAGATGAAGTCTATCAGCTGGTGTGCTTGTACCAATACCTAAATTGTTCAGACTTGGATTAAAACTAAAAGAAGTATCGTCAACATAGAACGGTTGAGAAGCACCTGCTGCAGGTACAAACACTGGATACCTAGATACGTTAGTTGAATCTGTAGAAATTGTTGCACTAACAGCCGTACTTGAACTTGGTCCTGTATATCCGGTTGGACCTGGATACCCAGTTGGGCCGGTTGGACCATTATTTCCTGCTATTCCAGTTGGACCTGTACGACCAGTTGGACCAGTTGGACCTGTTGGTCCTATACGTCCGGTTGGACCAGTTGGACCAGTTGGGCCTGTGTTAAATGAGCTTCCTGGAATACCAGTTGGCCCAGTTGCACCTGTATTAACTGCAGTTCCCGGAACCCCTTGTGTACCAGTTGGACCTGTGCGGCCAGTTGGACCTGTTACAGTACTAGCATTACCAGCTGGACCAGTTGTTCCTGTTGGCCCAATAAGTCCAAGAGGACCAGTTGGGCCAGTAATATCACTTCGTGGACCAACTGCACCAGTTGGTCCTGTGCGACCAGTTGGGCCTGTTACGGTACTAGCATTACCTGCAGGGCCTGTTGATCCAGTTGGACCAGTACGACCAGTTGGGCCAGAAATGTTGCTTTGAGCACCAGTTGGTCCGGTGCTACCGGTTGGTCCTGGTACTACACTGCCTGACCCAGCAGGACCAGTAGCACCTGTTGATCCAGTTGGACCTGTACGACCAGTTGGACCTGTTACGGTACTAGCATTACCTGCAGGACCTGTTGATCCAGTTGGACCAGTTGTTCCTGTTGGACCTGTAACTCCGGTTGGACCAGGTACTGTACTTGCATTACCGGCTGGGCCAGTTGTTCCGGTTGGACCTGTAACTCCAGTTGGACCTGTAGTTCCGGTTGGTCCTGGTACTGTGCTAGCTGCTCCACGTAATCCAGTTGGACCTGTATTTCCAGTTGGACCTGTATTTCCAGTTGGACCAGTTGGACCTGTTACTGTGCTTTCTGCACCTACAGGGCCAGTGTATCCAGTTGGTCCAGTAACTCCAGTTGGCCCGATAATTCCAGTTGGGCCGGTAACATTACTTGCTGGTCCAGTATTTCCAGTCGAACCAGTTGGACCTGTTCTACCAGTTGGTCCTGTATTTCCAGTTGGACCAATGGGTCCTATAGATCCAGTTGGACCTTTTACTTGTCCTACATTATCCCATGTAGATCCATTCCATATCCATAAATCACCAGTGTCATTTGTGATTATACCGTCGCCGATATCTCCTGTCCATGGTATAACCAACTCACCGGATGTAGCAACACTTCCAACAATTCTCACTGATGATCCTGCAGGACCTGTTATACCAGTTGGACCTGTTGGTCCAGTGATGTTACTTGCTGCACCAGTTGCACCGGTATTTCCAGTTGGACCAGTTGGACCAGTTGGACCTGTAATATCACTTGCAGCACCAGTTGGACCGGTATTTCCAATTGGCCCAGTTGGACCAGTTGCACCGCCACCACCTTCTGGTCCTGTATAACCAGTTGGCCCAGTTGAGCCAGTTGGCCCTGTATATCCAGTTGGACCGGTAACATTACTTGCCGGACCAGTATTTCCAGTTGGACCAGTTGGACCAGTATTTCCAGTTGTTCCAGTTGGACCAGTATATCCAGTTGGACCTGTTGGCCCGGTATTTCCAGTTGGACCTGTGGACCCTGTAGGACCAGTTTCGCCTTGATAACCAGTTGGACCTGTTCTACCAGTCGGCCCTGTGTCGCCTTGCGAGCCAGTTGGCCCAGTATAGCCTGTTGGACCTGTTGGGCCTGTGATATTGCTAGGTGCACCAGTTGGGCCTGTTGTTCCAGTTGGGCCTGTTGTTCCAGTCGGACCTGTTGTTCCAGTTGTACCTGTTGCTCCAGTTGTACCAGTTGGTCCAGTTGGGCCTGTTACTGTGCTATCTGCACCAGTTGGTCCAGTATAGCCTTGGCGGCCAGTTGGCCCAGTCGGGCCGGTCGGCCCTGTGATGTCGCTTGGTAACCCAGTAGGGCCAGTGTATCCAATAGGTCCAGTACGGCCAGTTGGACCAGTAAATCCTATCGGTCCACGTACTCCGGTTGGTCCTGTTGGTCCTGTGGGTCCTGTTCTACCTGTCGGACCAGTTACACCTGTTGGACCTGTTCTACCCGTTGGTCCAGTTGGACCGGTTACGCCAGTTGGTCCTGTTACACCAGTTGGGCCCGTTCTACCTGTTGGGCCAGTTACACCTGTCGGACCTGTAGGACCAGGTGGTCCTCCTAACGGTCCAGTTGGTCCAGTTGTTCCGGTTGGTCCCGGAGGGCCGCCAAACGGCCCAGTTGGACCTGTTATATTAAATACTCTTGACCAATATCGTGTACCATCGGGTGTACTGGCTAAAACACCATCATTGGCTGTTAATGGTCCTGTAATTTGTACAGGATTACCAAGATTTGGTTCTGCTGCTTCCAGAGAGAGATATGTATATCTATCTGCTGGTACTTTATCATTTGGTGTTCTAACAACGCGGCCGCTTAAAAGTTTAGTCATAACAATTCAGGATCCAATATACAGATGATTTATTTATACAATTTCATTCAATAGAATTATTAAATTTTTACTGTAAATGAGCAAAATGATAACAATTATTGATTTGCTGTTTCTAAAATACTGGCAATGAATTCTAGCTCATTATTTCCTTGAGCTTGTATTAACAGCCTGTCTCCAGTTTGAAGAACAAGTTTACCACCAAGTAGTATACGTGCATCATTATTTGGGACTGATATCTCTTTGACAATAACTGTTTCAACATTGTCGTTCTGACTATAGTGCTTAAAAGTTACCCATGATGAATTTTCAATAATATTGGCCACTTGTGCCATCAATACTATGCTTGTAATTCCTAGAGGTGTTTCATAAACACTAGTCGATGTATCAGTTACATCGGCTCTAACTGTTTTAAACGTATTAAGTGGTAAACCTGCCATTTTTATTATCCTTCAAGTGCTAATATATAAGGTGTCATAATTGCGAACAAGCTCTTCTGGAAAGTACGTCCGCTTAATGTACCTGTGTTTTGATTAATTACCAGTTCATCGCCAATTCTAAAATTACCTAGATGATCTGTACTTGTATATGCTACACGTCCTCCTCTAGTAGTAACTACTTCATTTTCTTGTATAGGAACACCTCCGCGTGCTGGTATACAAAAAGCAATATCAGTTCCAGATCCAATATATTCCATACAATGAGAACTTGCAATAATTCTACTTACTTGATAGAACTGGAAAGTTGAATCATCATCTGGGACAAAAGGTAATCTCTGATCAATTTCTATACGTGTATTACCAGAGTTATCTGGTTCATCAGCTGCAATGATATCATAATATATAGGATATCCAATAGCAGTTGCAGTTGCTTGTGTACCAGAAATAGGTGGATCTATAGTAATAAATGTTCCATACACATTATCTATTTGATTTTGTGTAAACATACTGCCACTTACTACAAGTTCAACAGCTTCTAATTGTCCAGCATCATTGATAACTGCGGATGCTTGCGCTTCAAACCCTCCAGATGCTACATTAGGCTTCTTGAAATTAACCTTTGGAGGATTTGCCTTACTATAGCCAGATCCTGGATTGTTCACTTCAATTCGTTCTAGAATAAAGAATTGCTGAGCTTTTTCTGTTACTGGACCAGAATCAGTATCAAATGTTAGATTTTTACTGATGGTTATTACTTGTCCTACATAAGGTCTCTTATAGTTATTAGGAGTAGTTGAATATTCATATTGAGGTAAACCTTGAATATAGAATATACTTGGACCTTGCGACGCAGACGGTATTAGGGAAGCATTAATCAAGCATTCATATTGCATTTCGCTAAGGCCGTCTGCCCATAGTGCGTAATTACCAAAATCTGTGTTACTATTGGTAATAGAACATGTTCCTCCACTTTCACACAATACACCAATATTACAGCAAATTTCAAAGATAGATACCAGCTGTGCATAACCACCTTCTTTGATAACTATTCCTTTACCACCTGCTTGTAGTGCAGCTATATCTACGTTAGTACCTTGTGGTGGATTTGGTACGTAGCTAATCTCATTGTACTGAGTAAAGGCATCAAGAACCATGCTGCTTAGACCTTGACCTTGATATGGTCTTGTTGATCCAGGTGGTACAAATATTGTTGGTCTTGCCCAGCTTTGGAAATTAAACGGACCAAAGTAGTTTCCGCCGACACTGTCGCTGAGGTTAATAAGCCATGCTGCTTGTCCTTGCCATGTTGTGCTGATAACTGAGCTTACATCAACTGTTCCACAGAGATAAATTGGTGTCTTGTTAGTTACCTCACTGGTTAACAGGCTAATAATTAAACTAATCAAATCATCACAGTAGTCTGCAGCTATATTACCATCTACAAGTCCTGGGTTAATTATTTGAGATGGACCTCCAGAATAATCTGGTGTTATTAGATTATTTGAAATAATATCTGGAATTAAATTCTTAATGTAACCAACTGTATCAGCTAACTCTGTAGATAATTCATAAAGAACAGGTTTCTTACCAAATGCTCCAGATTGATAATCCATACCAGTTACTATATCTCCAGCAACTGCAGATATTACTTCCACTATTTGATCACCTAAGAATTGATCCTGTGGATACAGCTGAGCAATTGCATACTGCTGTGCTTGATATGTTAGGAATGGTATATTATCCAGTAACAATAAGTTAGCATTGATAATACCTTTAGCAACTAACGTTCCGGTGTTTTCACCATATGATATTACATTATTAATTAAGTTAGTTGCTGCAGAAATTTGACCCAGTGCAGCGACTCCATAATATTCAAAATTAACATCTTGCGGAATTATATTCTGCATAGGATTGCTAACCGTATTATTCGTAACCACAGAATCAATAACTGTAGACAGATAACTTATCATGTCTTGCGTTTCTCCTCTGCGGTTATAAATCAACAACTCTGATCCTTGCCAATAAGATCTTGCAAATGCCAATGTTTTAGACCATCCGCCTGCGGCAACATCCGATACCAATGCTGATATCATGCTGTTAATTTCTCTACTGAGCTCAGACAGAGGAAATGCTAGATTTGGATATGTTAGGTTCATATATGCCATGCCTTCGGCGAGTATAAAGCTACGATTCAAGTTAATTAGCGTAACAGCATCAAAATATGAAATATTACGAGCATATGGTTCTGTACTAATAATAGAAATTATTAAATCCATATTTTGATTTACAATATCTTCTGCAACATTGCCATTTGTTAAGTCTAGGTCAATAACTTGTGATTGTGATATTTGATTTGGAGTTACCACTTGATTATTAATAATTTGAACTGCTATATCTTTAAGATATTCAAGAGCGCTTATAGTTGGTGCTCTATCATCATCAAATGGGAATGATCCATAATAATATGCGTTACCTGCGGCAACTGATTCAGTAAATGTACCATTTATAATATCAACACCTAGGCAATTAATAATATATCCAACGTCTCGAGAACATTTGGCTTGTTTACCTAGATTCCAATCTGGAGGAGGTGCATTTGCGGTAACCCATGCCACTACCTGAGCTGCCATAAACGGAATGTTATTAACTAATAAATCTCTTGCATTTGACAGTGGGATAACTGGTGACGAATCAGTTGGTCCTAGTTTTATAATGTTAGAAATAGTGTCAAGACTTGTGTTTACACGTCCTGTTGCAATACCACCGTCTGTGGATAATGTTATCACTTGTGGTTCACTTGAATATGTAGTTGGAACAGGTTGATTTTCTATAATATAAGCAGCATCAGTTTTAATTAATTCTATTGCTGATAAAGTTTGTGTAATTTCTCCTGCTACTGCGTTAACTGCACCTGTCCAATATGAACGACCAGCTTCTGTTGCAGATGCATTGCCGCCCCAGTAGACATCTTGTATAACATAATCAACTATTAAACCTACATCTCGTTTACACTTATCACTGTTATAGATAAATGATGGATACTCGGCAGTAATGTATGCTATAACCTCCTCCTGCAGGAAGGTTTTATTCTGCAGCAATAGTTGATATGCACTAGAATACCCAGATGGTCTATTTGATTTATATGGTTTAAAATAATTTAAATTGTTGTTCAAATTGTATGATTTTGAATTATTAATCATGCCCGTAACAATATCAAAACTATCGCTGATAGTAGTTGAAGCTACTTCACCACCGGCCAAATTATAGTTAATATATTGTGATTCAGCAGTTTGATATGGCAGCGGAGTTTGAAGATTTGCGGCTACATTTATCGCTAACAACTTGGTGTATGCCAATGCTTCGGTTAACTGATCGGTGATTCCTGAGAAATAGAAGGCACCATCAATGAAATAATCAAGCATGGTATTAACTGTTCCGGCATGTCCGGCATTCAGTACATCTTTTACAACACCGTCAACAACATTGAAAACAAATCCAGTTATTTCATCACTGTTAACTGTAACATTTGGGTATGAATCTGTTATATAATTAAGAGTTTCTGTTGCAATCCAAGATTTATTAATCTTTAGAAGTTCTGCAGCATTGCCAAACATATCAACTTCGGTTCCATTCATAATCATAAAACCAATTATATCAGAACTTGTAGTTATTGAGCTACTGACAATATTACCATTTGCAACCGATGGATAAATTTTCTGTGGAACAATGCCATATGCAGTAACTGGTTGATTTTCGATAATTTGTAGGCAAAGTTCTTTCATGTAATCAATTGCATTACGTGTTTCATTTTGTTCGCCTGGTACTCTTGTTGTAGCACCATTCCAATATGCACGACCTGCAGCAAAAGAAGCTGTTCTACTACCATCCATAAAATCACTGATCATGCATTCAAGTATTAGACCAACGTCTCTACGGCAAATATCACTTACATATTGAGAACCAAAACTACGTTCAATATACGCCATGGTTTCTTCTTGAATGAAAGTTTTGTTAGCTTCTAGAAGGGTCTGTGCATCTGTTAATCCAGGATCAGTTAATGCCCAACCACCTGGTAAGTTAACGTCAAGATCTGGAGCATATTGATCAAGCACAATAACACTACTGTCGGTAACAACATTAGCAATATTTGGAACACTAAGGCTGTTTAAAATATTTCCATCGAGTTGTATACTCCATGCATCTGCTCCATCAAATGTTGTAGTAGAACTAACTGAGACAACATTTACTGGTGTTCCAACTACACCAGATTGTAGTAACCATGCAGGGAACGCAGTTGATGTTCCGAACATTTCTGATCCCAGTGTTGGATGAATATCTTTAAGTATAATACCTGTATCATTACCGTCGACAGTGTTAAATCTTGGTACAGCAATATTTGCCTGACTTGAAGTAGAAAGCTTGCGGCCTCGTTTACCATCAACAATCATGCCTGAACCGGCCTGTGTACCTTCATTTACATTTCCAAGGCTGACACTGGTACAATTCTGTACATACGGACTGGCCCAATCATGCAAGTCGTTGATTACAGCAACACCATCTTGTGGAAATTGTACAACTGCTGCAGGATGAATATGTCCTCTAAAAGACATACCACATAGATATGTTTTTGGATTTAACCAGAATATATCAGCTCGTGGATTTTGAGGAATTACTGTCACAGTTCTGAGATTGTCACCTACAACACTGATTCCGCTGTGTATAACTACAGGGTTAGGTTCTGTATATTCACCGGATCTAACAAATATTGTTGCATATACCCATCCACGATATCTAATCATGTTAGCCGCAACCGCAGCAGCCGACGCTATAGTCCTTTTAGCACGGTCTTCTGTTAACCCATCGTTGCTGTCATCGCCATCTACGGTAACATACATAACACCAGTAACATATGGAGCAGTACCTAGAGTTTTTCCTGTTACTTCAAAATCACTATCGACTAATACTTTACCTATTCCGTCACCGCCTTTCAGGGTAACATTTTTATTAGCTAGCACATTACGAATAAGGTCGTTAGCGATAGATAAATTATGGCTTCTTAGAGCAGAACTGTGTAAAGTAGATCCATCCCATATTAGATTTGGTGACCCGCCAAAGTTAAATCCATCTAGGTTAAACTGCACAGCTTGTATTGGAGGAGCTGGTTCTGCTGCTCGACCTGTTGGCCCCGTCGGTCCTGTTGGCCCTGTTACACCTGTTGGACCTGTCGGTCCTGTTGGGCCTGTTGGACCTGTTACACCTGTTGGACCTGTTGGCCCCGTTGGACCTGTTGGCCCTGTTGGGCCCGTCGGACCAGTTTCTCCTGTTGGACCTGTTGGGCCTGTTGGACCTGTTGGTCCTGTTACACCAGTTGGACCAGGAATACCAGGCATACCTATTGGTCCAACTGGACCTGGCATACCACGTTTACCTTCTGGACCTGGAGGCCCTCCATTTGGTCCAGTTGCGCCGGTAGATCCTTGTACTTGTACCCAACCAGCATTAGTATAAACTTCAAGCAAATTAGTATCTCTATTATAACGTAGTGCACCATAATTTGCAGGAGAGTTTACAACACTAGGACGTTGCGCTGTACGTCCAGATGGAATTTGTACAGCACCAGTACCTGGTAACGTTAAAATATGTGTGTCATCAGATGTTTGAATATTGGTAGTAAGAGTAGTAATTGGTCCTTCTATTACAGTTGGAACCGACGTATAGATGGGACCTGTTAAAGAAATAGACTGATTTTGCAAGCTTGATATTTCAACATTAGCGGTTGCTAATGCAGTTTTAATTGCAGCAAAATTATCACGAAATCCCTGAGAATCATTGTTTTGATCTGATTCAGGAAAATTAGGATTAATTGTGTTTGGGTCAATATCTGATGCCATATGAAATTCACTTAAAAGTTAACTATTTCATATTTATGATTTGCGAATTATATAAGCTATCCAAAAAATCCTATTTTCAATGTACTTGGTGAATATTTTTAATTCGTCTTATAAATATCTGTGAACCTTTATAAGGAGGATCAGTTGAGTAAGAAAAGCCATCGCTTTCACGGTAAGGCAGATAATACCGCACATAATTACAATTCAAGAGAAAATATCGTAGATATCAACAGTTTTAGAAAACCAAGTCTACAAAAAGTTAAATTACTACCAAAAAATCTTTCACAAGAAGCATATATAGAAGCGCTAGAAGACAACAAAAAACACATTGTTTTTGGTATAGGGCCCGCAGGTACGGGAAAAACTTTTATTAGCACATTATACGCAATACAAGGGTTAAAGGAAGGAATATACAATAAAATTGTAATAGTTCGTCCTAACATAGCGGTAGACGATAGGGATATTGGATTTCTACCTGGTAGCATACTAGATAAAATGGCACCGTGGACCCGACCAATTATTGAAATTTTCGAAGAATATTTCTCTGTAAAAGATATCAAATATATGATTGAAAACAATATAATAGAAATTTTACCATTAGCACATATACGAGGTCGTACATTAAAAAAATCTGTTATTATTTTAGACGAAGCTCAAAATACAACTAAATCAAGTATGATGAGCTGCCTAACAAGAATAGGCGATGATAGTAAGTTGATAATTACCGGTGACATGAACCAAAGCGACAGAGGTTATAAAAACGGTCTATCTGACTTTTTAAATAGATATACCACTAGCCAGAACATTTGCATTTGTAAATTTGGTAAAAATGATGTTGAGAGACATCCAGTAATAGATGAAATATTAAAAATGTACGACGAGTTAAATACTTAATAATTTAAAAAAGATTTTTCGTCAATGAATACTTATTAATTTTTCAAAGACAGTAACAGAAAGATAATATTTCTATATATTCCGCTGTACCGTATGGTATCAGCGGAATTTTCTGAGTATATTCATTATATATTGGTATTTTATGATTTACATGTGGTTTAAGAAATAATATTATAACTGATTCTTTAAGAATTTATGATAACGACCGAATTATACCAAATCCTAAATCTTTCCATGGTTTGTTTATCCAGCTAGCTGGTAATTTTGATCTATTCACTAACCAACTAGATACAAGTTCTGTGTTTTGATTACAATATTTTTTGATATTTAGGAACCTTCCAGTTTTTCTATAGTAATCTTCCTTACATCGAACTATTCCTATATCTGTATTATATAATACATTTTGTTTCAAATTTGGTCGCAACCAATAAACATTTTCATTGTATTCCTTCAGAGTTAAAATACCTGTCTCTTTTGTTATAAAATGTTTACACGTTAATTTTCTTTCTTCGTCCATTGTATTTTGAATAAAACCCGGCGGAACTTGATCTATATTTTTTAATATTATCTTCTTTCCGGTTTTAATATTAATATATGCAATATTAACTACGGGTTCTCTAAACCAAATTGTAGGATCATATTGTTGTCCCTTATCCCATTGAATTTGCCCGTCTATTGAAAATAATTGTTTGAATGGTCGTCTACCTTTTGTAAATCCATGAGGAATTTGTGTTAAATTTTTATCTAACATAATTTCAGTATCTGTAACAGAGTTATAATAACGTATCTTATTTTTTGTATTACTTTTACCTAACCCAATACTCCATCCTACTGGAATTTTATCAGCTTTAAATATTCTTTTTGTTTCTTTTGTTTTTATATTATATATGAATATGGTGTTTGTCATATACGTACTATGCATTGAATATAATTCTTTTTTAATTTTACTATATAACCTTGATGTTATGCGCCTACGTTTCTGATATTTGTTTGAAACCATCATCATATTAAATGCATAAAATAACTTAGGCTCATTTGGGTAAATCTTACATAATAATAGATGAGAAATAAAATGAGCTTTTAATGGCAACTTAACAAGATTTGATTTCTCATCAGAACCACCTAAACATTTTGGTATAATATGATGAGTTTCTAAATACTGGTTAAAATCTTGATAATTTTTACTAACGATGTTGTTATAAATTCTAAGATAGTTCATATAATATTTATGCAAACTAATCGCAAATTAAAATAAAAATGATTAAATTGAGGTCAGTAAAGGATATATTAACTTCAATAATAGAGATGTCGAAAGACACCCTATTATTGAAGATATATTATCTATGTATAAAAAATCGTAATAATTGTTTATTAAAAGTACACTGGGAAAGCTAGGTTTTTCCCAGTGTATTAACATTTCTCAGATAACAAATAAACAGATTTTTGTATAAATACCATTATGAACAAAATAGAAATAGATCAGAACGTTGTTAAACGTCTGTCAGATAGCCCTGATTTAGTAGATGTAATGATTAACATTGAAGATTATCTAGATCGATCTAACATCTATGTTTTTAAAAACTGGATAGATGGCGAACTAGTAGAAGGGCCTCACATAGAACCATACTGGGTTAAGGTAGTTTTCAAGTGGGATTATCATAACATGCCAGATCCAGAAGGTGGTCTAAGATTGTTACCACACGGAACTAAAATATTTTATAAAAAAGATAAAGAAATGGTTCCACAACCCATTAAAGAACCCAGTGACTACGAACCTGGTACCCACAAGCCAAAAATAAAGCCTAAAAAAGTATGGTTGGTAACACTTCTAATCCCGCGGCGTTTCTTAGAAGATATTGAAGATGAAGTACTTGATCTGTATGGTTCAAAAACAGATAACAAAGAACTTGAAAACCTAGTATCAACTAATTCAGAAAATCAAGGGTCTACAAATGATCAATAATATATCAGAAGGATTAACTGCTAACTCTCTTGAGCATTTAGTATTACCAATTATCAGCGTAGATGAGTTTGAATCAAAAATTGACGATAATCGTTGCATTGTGGTAGGATTTTATGTAATGGATCGTGACCCAGCAGAAGATTTATCTACGTTTATAGATACCAGCAGTCGAAAAGTATTAGATACTGAAGTTAGTCCTGCTCCAACTCCGGACGGATACTATATGGTATTTGTTGAATTTAGACGTAATTCTTTTTTTCCTGCAAACTTAATACAAATTTTAAAGTTAATTAAAAATCTCTGTGATATTAATCTGGATAGATGGCAAATGAAATGCATCGGGCATGACAGATTGCTACAGGTAAACGAAGAAGAAATAAAAGAAAATATCATACTTGATGAAAATGATCTTCCAGATATAGAAGAAAAAGAACCCGAAGAAAACGAATCTAAAAAAGAAGAGATCAAAGAATTCTGGAAATATGCAACAGTTGACCAAATAGAGATAGACGAGTCACAGTTAGTGCTTGTCAAAAATGGACAACAATATGCGTATGAATTAATTGATAAACCAGTATCAGGTCCTCTCAACTTAATTGAGACCCAGCAAGTAAATGCCTTACAACATCTTCTAGGACCGAGCTATAATGTTTGGGCAATAGACAAGAACCTTGCAGTTGAATTAGACAACAAAATTCAAGTTCTAAAAATTAAACAGTTGACATAGTATATTATTGCTGTATATTAGCAGCATGCCAAATTATCCTAATATAAAAGAGTTGCGCAAAGAATCACTTGCTGCAAATAACTCTGCATTTAATGTTCACGATGATCTCAAGCACCTAAGTGTAGAAGAGCTAAAAGCTCTAAGTCAGACTGACCGACAGCCTTGGCATACTATGACTATAAATCTCACAGGTGACCTAAATGTTGGTACGATAATACGCACAAGCCATCTGCTTGGTGCCAGCAGTGTACTGGTTGTCGGACGTAGTAAAGTTGACCGTCGCAGCATGGTTGGTGCTGAAAACTATATAGATGTAAAGCGGTATAACACCATGGAAGATGTTATAGAAATTAATGCTGAAAAGGTGTATAATATTCTTGTAGAACATAATCTTACTCCTATTTTTGTTGAAAACAACGGAAAGGATCTAAGCAAGATTGATTGGAAATTTCGTTGCTCTGAAATGAAAAGATCTGGATCTGAACCCTGCCTAGTGATGGGGAATGAAACAGGGGGAATCCCTGATTCAATTCTTGCATTAGAAAACGAATTCCCTCTTAGTTTTAAACTAAGTGTCCCGCAATTAGGTGTGATACGTTCTCTGAATGTTGCTGTAGCACATGCTATCGTGGCTTATAACCTTAGTGAATCTTACAAATGAGCACATATATTTTTAGAAATTATTATGGTTTAAACATACACGATCAATCAACAAAATATATTGGCGAATTTAACTTTGAAATTGAGATAAAAGATATTCCGCTAGATATCACCAGCGAATTTATTGATTTTTGTTCATCTACTTTTTCTGGCAACTTTGTTATTATAGAAGTTAAAGATAGAATCGTAGCAGGCGGATGGGGTGACAATTATTCTGCATGGAAAGATGGTAAATTTAGAGTAAACAAAAGATGGACAAACCCTGATATTAGTTATTCAATTTTTATTAGACTATATAACGACGACATGAAATTATTCAACTTGAGATATGCCGATGAAATTAAAAAACAAAATAAGTAATTGGTTAAATTTAAATAAGCCAGGTGCATTAACCTGGGATGGGTGGGATGAATGGCATAAAAAAACCAAGGCAGCTAAACCTATCCCGTATTTTATAATGGAAACTATTCCGGACTGTTGGAATAGTTTTACCAAATATATAACCGACCCTTATAACAACTTTCGTTATTATATTAAAGCAAGATTTTTTGACAGATATCATCTAATCAACACTAGATTGCCATACGGATATCATGAGACTGGCGAACGCATGATGTATGGCATGTTTTCATTGTTAGTTGACTATGTGGAAAAAGATCTTGCATGGAAATCTGCAGTATTTTCAGAAGAACAGTATAGCAAATACCCATGGTGGTCCAGAGGCATTTTTCGTATCAAATCTTTTAGATGTGCCCAGAAAGGCGTTGAGCATCTTTTATGGGAAGCAACATTAGATCCACAATACTCCCAAGCAAAAACTGCCCAAGAAGTTTTAGATTTATATTTTTGGTGGACTAGGGTTAGACCACAGAGAATAGATCCATGGATCTTAAGTGGGTCCAAAGAATTTTACAAAGATAGTAAAATTGGAGATATTTTTTCAAATAAGAAAAGTGCCAACTATATAAAATTAGAACAAGAATATTCTGCTCGAAATTCGGAAATAGAACAAGAATATCTAGAGGAGGACAACCGTCAATTAGAAAGATTATTAAAAATAAGAATGTTCTTATGGACGTAAAAATTAGCTGTTGACACAGATATAAACTGTGTTATACTGCTCATACAGTATCAAAATGATATTGTATTTTTGTTAACAACTATTGCAGGAGCAATATTAATTATGGATAGTAATCGTAAGCACGACATCGTTCAGCGTAAGTTTGATAGCAGGTGGATGGTTTGGTCGATGGTCGACAGTCCCTTTGCTGATCTGGATTTGCACCGAAAGAGCGGGCTGCCAATTCCGCAGGTCTGGGTTCCTATTGCGGTGTGCTATACCGAGGAAGAGGCAAGGCGAGCTTCCAAGCGTAGTCGAATTTAAGTAGTTAAAAATGGGGAATACTAGGAAACTGTATTCCCCATTTTTTCTATGATCAAACTTCGATTAGAATCGTCTAGTTCAATATATCCTATTACTTCAATCATATCGAAATAGTGTTCAAGTTGATCAACTGCATCTTGCAAATCTTTTACAACACACACCAGTCCTAGGATATCTGCAGCTATATATTGAGATAAAAATTCATCAATTTTTGATTCATTAAAACTTAAAAATATGTTTCGTAAAAAAGAATCATCAACTGTTTGTTTGAGATTTTTGCGACTACGGTAGTCATTGTCCCCCTTTATTCTAATAAATTCCCAGGGTATTTCAACACTACCTTCTTTCCATGTTTTAAATTCTATATATAATTCTTTCATATATATATTTAGAACGTTTTATTTTAATTGACAAAATTTATTCTGATCTCATATAATATTTAGGCATGGGAAAAGAAGATATCGTTCGCTTTACAGGTAAAGTAATTGAAATTTTACCAAACACTCTATTTAAAATTGAACTTGAAAACACTCATGTCCTTTTAGGACATCTTGCTGGAAAACTTCGAGTCAACAATGTTAATATAATACTTGGTGACACTGTTGATGTTGAAGTTAGCCCATACGATCTAACACGCTGCCGTATTGTATGGCGTCATAAACGACAAAGAAATTCATAATTAATTTTATTTTATTACTTAGTAAGACTCGACATCGGGCACCTTTATATCATTTTCATTAAAGTACTTTAGAATGAGATCAAGGTTTGATTGCAGCCTAGCATCATTTGGCATATGCTCAAGTGCTAGTTTGCTATGAGCATATGATTCATGAAATAGATTTAAGTTCCATGCAGAAATTGAAAGTAAGTCATGCGGCTGCCACCCCCAAGCTTCTGGGGTGCAAGTATAATCCATAGGATGTTTAGTAATAGCTAATGCATTTTTAGCAGTTTTGTAGCAGTTAATCCAATCCTGTTTTTCATAGTAATACTGCGCCAAATTAACCAACGGTTCTCTATGAGTTGGTACTTCTATGTGTGCCATTTTTAGCCAAAATTCTTTATTTTCTGAATCAATCCATGATAGATTTATCATAGCCTGACCCCTTTCTACTTTATCCCAGCTCATACCTAAAAATTCTAAATAGGTTTTTTTGCTTTCTTCTAGATGACCTTGATACATGTATTCTCTTCCTAGATATGCACGTAATCTTGCATCATGCGGCCATTCTTTAACACTTTCCTGTAAAAGCGGTAAATCATTCTTTTTATCCTTAATATCAGGAAATTGATAGATTTTTAAATCGTCGGTAAAAGCTTGTATTTCTGGTAATCTACTGCAAAGACCTTCATGCGTACCTCCTTGCCAGCGATATCCTTTACGTGCATGTATTCTATCACAATACCATTGACGACCTGGCGACCCATCTGGATTCCAATTCCAAACATAAGGGTATCTAAGTTTAGTTGTACCAGGTACCCATGCTTTTTCAAGTGCATCTCTCCATCCTGGTTGCAAACGTTCGTCAAGATCTAATCTAATACAGACATCTACATCATCTGGTAAAAGATACATGGCAGTATTAAATGCATCATCAAATCTAAAAGGTTGAATTGACACCGACGTAACAGTTACACCTTTTTCTTTTAATAAACTGATTGTATTATCAGTTGATCCAGTATCAGCAACACAGATAACATCTGCATCTTTACATGATTCGTACCAGTCATTTACATGTTTTTCCTCATTTTTGGCAGGGCAATAAATTCCTATGCGCATTAATCATCTCCTAGCTTGTTTACACTGATCAAAATGCCATTTTTTCATAGCTGGTTTTCCACCACTTTTTCCGCAATGTGGACATTCAACTTTCATTTTAGGTTTTCCTTTTAATGCAGCAGATACTGCTAATTTTTGAGATTTTCGTGCTTCTGCAGATAACACCCACCAACCAGGATTATTATCGCTTCTAATTTTTGATATTTTAGATATGTAAGATTTAAATTCTTGGGAATGTGTATTACCTTTGTTTGGAGACGGACGACCTGTTAACGCCTTACTAAGTTTTGCTTTTGTCTCAGCGGTACGAGGAGGTAGGGTTTTCCCCTTATTCCACGGAATTTTGCCTTTTTGGGCTTTTGACATATTTTCAATATGTCTTTGAGAAAATTTTATTCCTTTTCTTCCATTTGAAATTTTAGCCCTGATGCTCAGCGAACGTTTTATACCTTTCACGCCACCGCCTTCGCCACCTTTCTTTAAATTTAGGCATAATGGATTAGATATTAATTCTTCAGTAACAATTTCAGCTTCTCTTAACATTAGAGACTTTTTATCTGGTAAAAATTCTATAATTTCTTTTCTAAAATTTTCAATTCCATATTTTTTTATCGATTCAACTAGTCTTTTTCCTGAACCCATGTAACCATCATTTAAATTTTTAGTTGAATGCATTCCGTAATAAAATTTATTATTGATAATATTAGTTATTTTATAGATGTAATAATGCATGTTTAAATTATATCTTCAGTTGTTTTATAAATCAATTTAGTCTGTGGCAAAATTTATAGTTTTCAAATCTCAAAAATTTAAATCGCCGATGTTGTTTAATAAGCTACGTATTTCATTGCTATCTAATGTCATTAAGAAAACTCGGCGATCTTCGAAACTAATTCCAGCAATTAAATCTTTTTTATTTGTATGCCAACACAATCCTATTATCATTTCCATGTTTATATGATTTATATAAAATGGTTCAGAGACCTTTATTAAATTTCCCCAATGGTCATACATTACAAATCTATGTAACATGTTTCTAACATCTTTTTCTTTATCCAACACAACACATTCATGCACTATAGCCAAGTAACCATTATCAAACGGTACCAATTGGCTACTGCCTCTATACGTCGATGCATCTATACAAGGACTCTTACTAGATACTATATTACCGTATTGATCTAGAATCGTAACTGGGTCTGAATTATATACAAAATAAGGAATATCATGTATTACCAACGGCATCCAATTTTTTTCAGCATTATATTTTGCATTTTTAGGAATAATTTGATGCCACTCTACCATTCTATATATATTTTGTTCAGGAATAATTTTTGAAACAAATATTTGAGGCTTGCCATTACTATCTAAATTCATAGATGAGCTACTGCACCATATTTCATTTTTTAAGAAAAATATTCTAGCATCTTCAAACCCTAGTGCCCATGCACTTGGATGTTTTTCTGGAAAGTCAACTGGTGGTAATAAATCAATAGACTTAATTAATTCAAGTTTTTCATTAAATTTTACTACAAAGTTTTTTGTTTTAACAAATCCACTATCATCAACAAGAAATCCATGTTGATTATATTTTCTTGAATCATAGTTTACTGTGCGAAGTATTCCAACTATTTCATCATTATTATTAGTAATAGATAAATTGCAATTAAAATACCTATCCGGTGCAACAAAATTTACAGGAATTAAAGCAGTCGATGGTGCAATTTGAAAAATATTGTTTGTATGAAATGATCTAGCTTTAAGAATTTCATACTTATTATCATATGTAACATTTTTTAAATAACTAAAATGATTTGCTAGATCTTTTGATCTTTGTCTTCTGATATTAGATTTAGTTTTAAAACCACTTAAACATAATAGTGTGTAAAATTCGTGTCTTAGGTTAGAATTCAATTCTAATTTAATTCCTGCTTCGCACAGAATACAACATAAATCAAATTGATTAGAATTATAAGCATCTCTAGCTAAATTAAGAACTGTAGTTGGATCTCCAAGATGATTATTATACAAAGATAGGTCAACCATTGTTAATTACTTTTTAGAATTAGTACTCGTGTTGAATAAAAAAATTCTTGCCATTCATTATTGTCTAAGCCAATAAGGTGTTGAAAATTCTTTAACAAATTGTATTGGTATTTTCTAGCAAAATCCTTGCTTGTAGTAAACATTAATTTGTTAGAAAACATTGCAAAAGGAACCAGCCCATTTGATGTTTTATATCTGTTATGTAGATAATTGTAAATAGTGTTAGTTACTGCAAAATTTTCTGTGTCGTACACTGAATCAACTATCACTATACCTCCAGATTGAAGAATATTTTCTGCTATACATAAATTATTATATATATTATCTTGATTATAACCATTGTTAATA